ATATTCAGAAGTTTTATCTCTCGGGAAGCTTTCAATAAGATTTGATAAACCCATAAAACTTTTAAGCTCGTCATCAGTCATATTTGATTTCTGGTCGTTGTCAAGATATAACTTTTCTCCTGGAATCAAACCGCCTTTAGGCAATTCATGTGAAGGAATAGTTGAGTTAATTGCAAGATCTGTTCCGTAATTCCAGATTAGATGAGGATCTCTTCTTCTTTCAGTTGTATGACCAAAAACTAAGTGTAAACATTCGTGTTTAAGCAAGCCGTTAACTTGACTTTTGCTTAGTCCAGCCATAAACTCTCTGTTCCAGTAAAGTGTTATGTCGCCGTCTATACAAGTAACACCAGCTGTTGGGATTGTAGTCGTCTCTTCTTTGTTTAAAGATCTTAAAATTCTGCTATAGAAAGGTTCGCTCCATAGAAAGCTTACTAGATGATGAGTTAAATCAAAGCTATCAATCTTTTTTTGACTAACTTTTTTTGTACCTAACATACTATTGTTATTGTTTTGTTTCGACATAGTTAATCCTTATTTACTTAGTAAGACTCTATTACTGTTAACAACTTCAACAACGTATTGTCCGATTTCTTTGTGGAACTTTTGAATGCTATTGATATTCTTAGCCTTAGTAACACAAGACCAAAAGTGTATAAGCATTTCTTCAGAAATCATTTTTCCTAACTTTGCTGCGTTTTTAGATTGTGTTACTGTCCAATCATTAGAACCAGAGTGTTCACCTAATCTTTCAATAAGAGAATTAATCCTATCATTTGACATAGCTTTTAACTTTTCTTCGCAAGCTTTAAAGCTCTTAAGAATTTCTTCAGGTGTTACTACAATTTCATATTTCTTAACAAAATCAGTAAATTCAACAGCAGCTTCTTGTCCTATAAATCCAATTGCTGTATTGAATATATCAAACTTTTCTTTTGTCTCGTATAAATCGATATTGTTAAACTTAAGCACTTCATCAAATCTTGCCCAAGAAGCAGGAGTTGGGAATACATTTCCTGGTTTAACCTTTTCTAAATTAACAAATAAATGTGAAGATCTTGTTTTTAAGAACTCAATAATTAAGTTATCAACTTTCTTTGATTTTGCCCAATCAATCCAATCTGCTTTTGTTGGTTTAAGATCAATAGCCCAAAAACGTCTTAATAACGCAGGATCCATTTCATTTACATCATATTCATTACCATGATTAATGGCAGCAAAGATTCTCGTCCCAGGATGGATATTATATGGATTGCCGTTTTCATCATTGCCTAACTGTCTATCCAATACTATTTGAAAGAAAGATTGTTGTACTGCAGGTAATCCTCGATTAAACTCGTCCAAGAATAAAACAACTGGCTCATTACAAGCTCTAATAAACCAAGACGGCATACAAAACGTCATTATACCCTTCTCTTTCATTCCTTCAAGATCTGGGTAACCTTGAACATCACCTTCAGACATAATCGATGCACGAACATCAATTAACGGTAACTTGATTTCTTTTGAAATTTCATTTACTAGAGCAGACTTACCAACACCAGTACTAGCTCGCATAAGAACTGCATGATGTGGAGGGAGATTTTTTACAATTTTTAGAAAGCTTTTGATGTTCAAATTAATGTCCTTTTATTAATGTTGATTTATTGTGATTACTTTATATTATAATATGTTGTTTTTCTTAAATACACTTGTGTGTTTATAATTTGTATTGCACTACCAATATCATCACACTTAATAATGTACAAAGTGCAGTTTTAACTGTAAAGGGTGTTTCATTCATGAATGCATAAGACATAATTGGATATACGAAATATGATAAACCAAAAAATATAAATCTAGCTGACCAAACAGATCCGTTGTTTTCATTAACAAAATATGTCCATGAATACAAATACAAATAAGAAATAGGAATACTTAACGTAAAAATAAGAAAATGTGATTTGTCTTTAAAGTAGACGTTTATAAACTGTAGGTTGTGTTGAAAGAATACAAGGGAAGAACCCATTACGTAGGCTAATAAAGCCTTTATCATTTCTACTTTACTCCAACTCTAGCAACTTCATTAAACCCTTCCTTTTTCAGATCTAAGAAGAAAGTCCAACCTGCGCCACCAAATCTGTTTTTAACAGTCTCAAGAACTCTCAACCCTTTGAAATCCTCATCTTTTCTTTCAATAGACAAGTGTATCATAGCATCAACCATATGCTTTAACTTTTGGGACCCAGCCATATTACCGCTCTTGTTAACTTGACCAATGCAAATAACATTAATATAATGCTCTTTAGCGTAATCAGTTAATATCTGCAAAGATCTTACAGCTGATTGGCTGTTTGTATTTTCCTCACCATACTTGCCGTCATTTAATGTTTGTAATGAATCAACAATTAAAAAGAAAGGTTTGTTAGGATATCTTTTTCGAAGGATATCACAATGTTTAATTAGTCTAGGAACATATGACTCTTGTCCTGCGATAAACCCAGATGAAAGATCTAGCCTCTCACAAGTAAGCTTGACTTGATATAAGCTTTCTTCAGCAGTATTAAATAAACAAGTATAACCTTGTGAAGTCAAAGCATTTGCTAGTGCTAACATTAATGTTGTTTTACCAGCACCTGGCTCTCCAGTAAACAAAGACATTGTTGAAGGAGTAAATCCTTCTCCTCCAAACGCAGAATCTAAATACCCAATTCCACAAGGATAACGCTCACGAAGTTTATCAGGAACTCTAAGATCAAGAATGTTGGTGCCAAAGACAATATCATCTCTTTTTACATTGAGTTTCATTTTAAAAATATTCCTTTTAAAGTTTTTGGGTGATTTATTTTACTTAGTATTATAAAATTAAAATTTTCTTTTTTACACTTAAGTGTTATAACTGTCGTAAATATCTTCCGTCAATTTGTTTGACAGCAGTATCAACAAGAATAAAGAAACAATTTTTCTCTACTCTCTTAGAGAAAAATTCAAAGTTAGAAATAATCAAACCGATACTCTCTTCTCCATAAGTTATCCTTACAAGATCATTTACTTTATAATTCCAACGAACAACTGATTTTTTTTGCTTGTAACTTTCATTTTTTATTGTTGTCTTAACTTGTCGTACAGTCTGACTTTTAGAGTTTCTAATTTTACTTAGAGCATTTTGATCTTTTTCTTGAAGTTTGTTTTTAATCTCTTTGAGTTGTTTTCTTGAAAGTGACACTTTAACCTCCTATTACTTTATTATAATAATAATTTAAAATGTTTACACATATGAAGTCCAAATAATGTCTGCATTGATTTCATCACCGTATATAGACTTAAGTCCCATCCTTGTATAAGACATAATACAGTCTGTCATATAGTCTTCAAGTTTATTATACTCAATCTTAAAGTCTAAACATCTTGATATTTCTTTTCCGTAATTCCAAGCTAGAATTTCTTCGTTAAGTGTGTGAACAAAACCCTTCTTAGACCTAATTTTATGTGGAGTATTTTTATTAAAACACAAAACATTTCGCTGTCTTATTTCGTTATCTATTAAAGAATGACCTGCTTCATGTAACAAAGAAAAAAGTCGTTCTCTATACTTGAGATTTTGATTGATATATATCAGATTTAGCATAGGATACCAAACATCATCAACACCCGGCTTTTGAACAACTTCTACATTATGATTTTCTTTTAAGAAGTCTGTGAGTTGATAAAAATATTTTTTATATGTTTTAGGCAGCATTTGTTTCCTCCATATAATATTATATTTTGTGTTATTACAATATTACACTTGAGTGTTGATTAAATGGTTTAATATTTTTTTTTGTTTAAAAGTACCTTAATCTTTTTTCTAAATTTCAATACTCTCTTAACATAACCAGAAATATACTTTGTTTTCTTATTACATTTTTTTGAATTGTTATAATAACACAAGGCTTTCTCTAGTGGTTTAAATCTGTTTATATAATATTTTAATGCCCTTACTCCATGATAGTACGGATCACAATTGTAAATTTCGCCATCTGCTTTAGTAACTGTTATCTTTCCTTTTCTATTTGGACACCAATACTGATATTTTATTTGTAATGGCCCAATACATTTATAACGTGTTGGTTTTGATTGTTGTGTGAACCTTGACTCTTCCCAGGCTGTTGCTAATGTTACACTTACATCTAGATCTTGTTTTAATGCATCTTCTATTAATAATGTGCAAACAGCTTTGTTTTCTTCAGTTGATTCATTACCAGAAAGTTTTTTGTAAATTTCACCGCACAAACCATATTGTAGTGACAAAGCTAATAATAATTTAATCAAAGCTTTTTTGTATATCTCCCCGATTATAAGTTATAACATCCCCTTCAGCATACTCTATCTTTACATAGACTCTAGCTTCAGAAGTTCCACCAACTGTTAGTTGATTGTTTCTCTCCGTAATGATGTCAACAACAGTTCCTACTCTATTCATTGTTTGATAATAGTAAACTTTATCGCCTAATCTAATCATTATATTTCCTACCTTTATATTACAATAATTATAATAAAATTACACTTATTGTTTAACCTAATACACCACAATTAAGCAATGACTGCAGTACGTCTACAAAAGCCTTAGCTGTTGATTCTCTGCATGATGATCCTGTTTGATCCATAAGCGGCTTCAGGAATTTGTCTATATCATCAGGTGAACCCATTAAGTGTTGTCCGCAAGCGTCATAAGAATCAACGCATGGAACAGTTTGTGATGAAGTTTCTCTTGCTTTTTCATAATGCGTTAAAGATTCTGGATGCTCACAATGAAACTGTATATGATCAACGTAGTCTTGTGTAGTTACTTGTCCATTATTGTTAGTATCAAAGTGTGAGTATAGATCTTCTGGCGTTATATTACCATCTCCATTGGGATCTAAATCATTGTTGTAGTTTACTACACTTTGGTTAACATCATTAGCATTACAATCGCAAGGATTACAATGACAAGCCTTACAGTAGTCATTTAAACAATTACAGCTTTTTTCTCCACACATTAAGCACAAATCAAGATTCGCTCTATTTATAAACTCTCTTATTAATTTTCTATTATTCATATTAAACCTTTGTTAAAGTCATTATAAATATCATTGTCAACCTAAAAATCTTTACTTTCTACTAACTCTTGTGAAGAATTGTGTGCTTCTTTTCTACTAAATCCTTCTTTAATTTTTTTGTTCATGTCTTTTTGACTATCTGTCATTTGATTAAATATTTCAACGTTATGATTTGATATATCTATATTTATGTTTAGATCTTTAATGACTGTTGATATTCTATTGAGAACAAAACACGCGATGTGCGCTGCATCTTTAAAGATAATTCTTTCAGACGCAGAATGTGATATGTCTCTTTCTAATAACGTTAAACAGTTTTCTATCGCTGTATTTATATACGCTTTATATAATCTAGTTAGACCACAAATATTCTCTGTAAGAATTGGGTTTTTCTTGTGTGGCATTGAGCTAGATCCTTTCTGTCCTTTCCTAAATGGTTCAGACATTTCATTAACGCCATCAATACTATAAATCCTTATATCATAAGCAATCTTTTCAACAGCTAAAACAATCTTTAAAATTCCGTAAAAGTAGTCTAAAAAAACATCTCTGGGTATGATTTGTGAACAAGTCATTGGATATAAGTCTAATAATCTTAAAGCATTAGTCTCGTTCATTAACGAGTTAGTTGTATGATTCCCAGAAGGTCCTGATAGTTTTCCGTATTTCAATGAGCTCTTTGCTAATCTTATAGAGTCATATCCTCTTCTTAAGCCTGATATCCATCTTTTAAATACATCTCTATACTCTTGAACTTCTGCAGCTTTCCCGTGTGTTCTAGATAGAACTTTGTTTTTAGCCTCTTCTCTTTTTAAAAGTTTGTTTAGATTAAACAAAGTCAAGCTACAGTATTTTTCTACTTCGTCTAAAGACTGTTTACACATAATAACAAGTGACGTATCTAATATGTCTGATGATGTTAGACCGTAGTGAATCCATCTGCCACAATTGTCAGGAACAGACTCTTCTAACATCTGGACAAATGCTTGAACATCGTGTCTTGTTTCTTCTTCAATCTCTTTCCATCTATCTTTGTCTATAGATATATTGCTCTTTATAACATTATACTCATCTTGCGTCAAAGTCTTATCTGTAATATTTCTTGACATTGACTCCAAGTGAGCCATCTCTACTTTCAGCCATGTTTCAAGTTTATTGTCAGTCTTCCAGATGTCGTGTATTTCTTTTACTTTATACCTTGGTATCATTATTATCTTTCTTTTTTGATTTAATATGTGGTATTTGTATTATACTATTTTCATATAACACTTGATAAGAATCAGCAATTAATTCTCCAGTAACGTCGTTATAAGCATCATACCCTAACACAACACCATACCCAATATCTTCTTTGTCAATAATTTCTTTATTTAGATAGACTTCTATCAGCTCGCCTATTTTTATCTTAGACTTTCCAGACAATCTCGCCTCTCTTAGGACCTGTTGTGTATGATACTGTTTTAACGCCTGTTTTGACTTTTATTATTCCTAATAATTCTGCAAACCCTTTGTCATTTAAGCTAACTGACTTTATTTTAGTTAGCTTGTTTGTAACGCCTTCACAGTAGTATTTGGGTTTATTAATATGAGTCATAACATCAGTTTTTATAACACATAAATGATCGACGCCGTTTATTCTTATTGCTTCATTAACTTCGTCTAAATCAAGCCACCCGCATTTCCTAGGTCTTCCAGTAGTTGCTCCATATTCATTACCTATCTCAGCCAATATATTAGCTTCCTCACTGAATATTTGACTTGGGAAATCTCCTGTTCCTACTTTTGTCTTGTAAGATTTTATCACACCAATGACTTCATCAACTTGCTTGTGGTTTAAACCTGTTGAATTTAGAGCTTCGCCGACAGAAGGTGTTGATGATGTTACATCAGGATAGTTTTTAGAATTAATACTTAGACCACTTCCTTGTGCTCCTTCTAACAATATATTAATATTGTTTTTGTATAAGTCAGAAATTAAATTTTCATTGTTGCACAAGTATTCTTTTAAAAATTCTGCTGATTTGTGATATTTTTCTATCCATTTGTTAAATATAACAAAGTTTTCTTCAATAACGACATTATCATTACCAAGTTCAGCTAAATGTGTTTGATAACTAAAAAACTTTTCTTGTATTTCTACAAGTGTTTCATAAGGATTGTTGATAAAGTCTTTAAAAAGAATAGAGTCTCTAGCGTAAAAGTCTGAGTATGCTGGACCTATTCCTCGTCCTGTTGTTCCTAACTTTCCTTGATACTTTATTTTATCTTTAATCAAATGAACAGGCTCTATTATCGGACATAGTCCTGATACTAATAATTGTAATGCGCTAACGTTAAGCTTTAATACTTCTTCATATAAATCTACAACATTTACTACACATCCTTTTGCAATATAATTAAACTTTTTATTGTTTAATACTCCCACAGGAAGAATATGAGTAACAAATTTATTACCGTCTTCGTCGTATACTGTATGTCCTGCATTTCCTCCGCCCTGAAATCTTACTACGACATCAGCCCAAGTCTGGACTAAGTCATCTACAATTCTACCTTTACCTTCGTCTCCGTGTTGGAGACCTAATACTATTTTAGTTGGCATTTTATTCCCTATTAAAAATATGTGGTTTCCCTTCAGCACTTGAAGCTGAAGTTTGAATTACCATTTCTGCTGTGTCTTTTAACTCTTCTAAAGTTCTAGCTCCGCTATAAGACATTCCACTTCTTACATTTGACATTATTTCATTTACAACTTCTGAAACTGTTCCTTTATATTTAACGAAAGAAGATACTCCTTCTATAGAAGAGTAAGAACCTTTCCAGATTTTCTGAGCAGTTTTCGAAGCCATGCCATTATATCTTTTAACCTTAATCCCATTGCCATCAGTTTCAATATTTCCAGGAGTTTCTTTAGTTCCACTGAGCATTGAACCAAGCATTACTAAGTCTGCGCCTGCAGATAATGACTTAACAATATCACCTGAATTTTTAATACCACCGTCAGCGATAATATATGGAGCGTACTTGCCTTCATCAAGTCTCTCTTTTTTAATATTGTAACAATCAATAATAGCTGAAAGTGTGGGTATTCCGTGGCCCGTTTGAATTCTTGTTGTACAAATACTTCCGCTTCCTACACTTGTTCTAACAGCGTGTGCTCCCCAGTTTGAAAGTCTATTGTAAGCGTTTCCTGTCGCAACGTTTCCTGCAATTAAAAACAAGTCTGGGTATGTTGATCTAATATATTCAATTGCTTTTTCTACGAGAATATGATCACCGTGAGCTACGTCAACACATACAGAATTTAGTCCGACTTCAGATAAAGCTGAAAGTCTTTCTTTAAAGTCACCAGTAACTCCAACGGCAGCAGATTTAGTATTTGTGTCTGTTATAAACGAAACTAGTTTGCGTTGGAATTCTATTGTATTGTATCTATGTATAATACCTAATCCGCCCAAAGACGACATTGTATTAGACATATATGATTCTGTAACTGTTGACATAGGACTACTAATTATTGGGATATCAAGATTTGTATTTAACTCATTTATATGAATGCTTGTATCGATTTCTTTTCTAGATATAATATCTGAGTATTGTGGAACAAGTATAACATCATCGAAGCTTATTACTTCTTTATAATCTTTGTTTTTAAGTCTTTTCATAATTCCTCTAGTCTACTATTATTGTATGACCAAATTAATATATTTATAAAAAATCTTTTCTGTATTTTATTAGTGCTTTTTCTTTGCATTTAGATTCCAGCATAACATCTACAGACTTGCCACAGCTGTCAAATGGTTTGTAATAATAGTTTGAATGAGCTGCAGGTCTTGCTGTTGAATCTTCGAACTCTTTCTTACCGTTTGAGTGATGACAAGTTGGTCTGATTGTTTTTGGTCAAGAGTCATATGCCATATCCAAATCTATTCATAATATTACACCTTTTATTATATTTTATATAATAATACCAATATTTATTACACATATACACGACAAAATTATAACAGGGGCTTGTAAATAAATGAAAAACAGTATAAGATGGTTATTAACAGAATCAAAGATATCTAACCTAGATACAAATAAAGTTAACTTTGTAGATGGAAAATTAATATGTTATCATTTAACTTCACATCAAAAATGGGCTTCTTATAATCCACAAATAGCTGATAAGCTTGATAATCCATTAATTAAGCATCCAAAGCAAGAACGAAGTAAAGATGACTCTAGAGCTGTAAGAATATTAAAAAATTTAAAAGATAGCAACAGAGTATCTGCAAGAGATTCTTATGATATAGAAGAAGAAGTTATAATGGATATGATAAGAGATCCATACACAGATACTAGCGGTTTCTCTGCAGGTTACGGAGATTATCATGGAAAAGGCCTCTACACTTGTTACAAGTTCAATCCAAAGATTGCCAGTAATTATGGTAATATATGTTTAGTATTTGAAATAGATATAAGTAATTTTATAATAACTTTTGAAGATTTAGCTAAACAAGTTCATGGTGATAGTTGGACAATAAAAGATCAATTACTAAGGCTCTATCAATTAGAAGAGCGGAGCCCTTCGAGTATTCAAAAATTTAAAAAAATACTATCAGAAATACCTGACGATGAATTAAAATTATCTAAATCCATTCACAGATCTTCTGTTAGAACAGCTGATATAAGCTTAAGATTAATGAGAAGTTTTAGCAAGATTTACATATCTGCTCTTTACGACGGCGTAATTTTATTTGGTACGGGAGATGGTCCCGTTTGTTGTTCTTTTTATCCTAAATATGATGCTAAACTAATAGGTTTAGGGAGATTAAACGAAGATAGACCTGAAATTGTTGATTGGTATAATAGCTTAGATGATTTTCTTGGTGGTCGTGCAAAACTAAAACAAGATTTTGAAACAATAAATGCAATTGCAGAAGAATCAACAGACCCAGTTGAAAAGTCTGTGATGAAAAAAGAAGATCGTCTACCTTTTGATATGGATTATTTAGAAATTACAAACTTTTTTAAAAGCTTTAATCAAAGAATACAATTTCCAGAAGATGCAGTTAATACCTTGTTTAAATATTACGAAAATGCTAAATCATCAATCGACAATAGAATGTTTGAGTTCTTTTTAGAATCTTTTAAAAATTCAAGATTTATTGATAACAATAGTGTAGCAAAGACAGGCTCAAAATATAATGAATTAATCGACGAAGTAATTAAACATTATACGCAAAAAGACAAAAATTTAGGAGTATTCTTTTTCAGCATGATTCTTGATGCTTATAATAATAACAGCTTAATGCCTACAGACTTTTTCATGACAAACGCAATCAATAGGTGCTTAAGTGACAAAGCTTTTAAGACAGGGTCAGCATCATATGAGATCCGTTCATTTAATTATAAAGTCAATACATATTTAGATACAAATTCTGTAAGCCCTGAAATTGAAAGACTTATAGAAGAAAAACGCTATGAATTTGGTGCGCATATTGTAATGTTGGAGAGAAATATTGAAAAAGTATTAGAATATTATTCGAATGCAGACGAAACTAATAAAAATATAGTAGTGAGTAGTATAATAAATGATCTACATCGTGTTGGAAAGAGTTACTTGAGAGACGTAAGCCCACAAAACTTTAAAGTAGCAAATGAATTATTAGAAAGTGTAGTCGATAGTCTTAATAAAACAAAATCTAATCCTGATTATGCGCTTGATTTCGTAAGGTATCTGTCTATGGATCTGCCTGACGTCGATTATTTTTCTAACAAAATAGATGAATTTATAGCCAGTTCTTTTCTAAAAAACATGGATAAAATAAAAAACGATCCAAACACAAGCTTCTTTATCAACACAATAGAATATATTAGACGAAAGTTAGGAAGCTCTCATCCTGTAGCATTGCAAATTGAAAAGCTCGAGTCTCAAGATATAGAACAAGCAGGCAACAATATTGAGATATTTATTGAAAAACTAAATCTTGGTCAAGTAACAAATAGACAGCTCAAGAATAAAATTGAAGAATTTAAAACAGAAATACCTTATATCACTTATCTTAATAGACAATCAAAAGATTGGTTCAAAAATCTATTCAGTGCAGTCATGAAAAACGTTACTGCTATGAATTTTAGAGTATTAGGAAAAACAGAGACATCATTTCTTTTGGCAATTATAATGTGTCATGATATTGCTTTAACTAAAGAGGAACAGTTTGCCTTCACACGCAAGTTTGGTAAGTCAGATTATGACAGCAAAAATAATATTGCTAACTACAAACACATTGATCCAGATGTCTTTATTGAACTACTTGGTCCTGATCTTGAAAAAGGTGGTATGGGTGCTGGATTATCGTTTAAAGGCTTTGAATATAGTCCAGGAGTCTATAGGCTTTTATATAAACACAGAAAAATTGTAGATCTTTTTTGCGATGTAGCTAGACCAGGATTAATGAAAATGATAGTCTTAAATCTTAATGAAGAGCTTGCTGGCAATCCTAATCCTCCGAATACATGGGGTAATAGTGGTATGTTAAAGAGTGGTGCATTTTCTTACATCTATAATACTTTGCCTTACCTAGATAGAGTTGAGGAGCAGATCAAAATATCAGAAGCTGTCAATATGGACGACATTGCTTGGTTTGAATATTTTATTAGTAGAGCCAAAAAGTCGCCTAAAAGAGGCGTTGCTAAAGCCGTTGCTGCTCTTGAAAAAAATATTAACGACAAGAAATTAAAAAATCAAACGTTAACGTCTAATCAATCGAGTGATAATTTAGACCCGCAACTAGACTTGAGTCATAGAAAGATATTTGGTAATTCTCTTAAAGAAGTATACAGTTTTTAAAGGAAGATTATGCTGCCATTTAGAGAAAAGACAATCGAAGAGACAGAAACGTATACGCTTATCCAGCGTGATTTTATGTCTACTCTTATTGAAGAAGAATTAAATTGGCATATGGACGAAGAAGATCGTGATGTATTTGTCGTCGAAGGCGACGGATGGTATTTGCAAATAGAAAATGAGATACCCCAGTTAATGCAGAAAGAATCTATTTTTAAAATACCTAAAGAAACCTGGCATCGAATAATTAATAAAAACGGAACAAACCTAGTAATTAATGTGAGAAAGTATAAATGAATAATTCGCTTAAAAAATCTATACTGAAAAGTTATATAAAAGAATTCTTGCAAGAAGCAACATCAGCAATAATTAATCCTGCCAGCAACATTACTGGTAGGACACAGCATCAACAATCTGCAACTCATAGAGAAAACATGACAAATATAGACAATGAAGTAACTCTTCTAAAAGTCTTAGAAAATGTTGGAGATAATTGCTTTATATCTTTTATTGATAAATATGACGAATTCATTCCTAGACTTGAAATAAGTCCAAACGTATCATATGGAACTCCTCACGGAAATTACGCTTATCCACTCAATGTAAATTCTTTAAAAGATATTATTGAAAAAGGTAGGATTGGAGGGGCAAGTTTTGCGATTGATAGACCTTATTTCCATATGTTTAAAAAATCTAATTCTCTAAATTTTATAGAAATACAGTCTGGTGGAAACAATAATTATAGTGGTAATTTAGAAAAAGACTTAAAAACAATAGTCCACACTTCTGTAATTTATCATACTGCTCGTCTTTTAGAAAGAGAAAAAAATACGTTATCAAAACAAAATCTAACTGGTACTGATTCTAATATCAAATTAAAAGAAATTAAAAAGAAATTAAAAAGAAGATTAATGATTTCAAATCTCACCCATCCAGACCCGTTTAATGAAGAATTTTTATTTCTAACAAAACTTTTAGCAGAATCAGTCAAGTATAATAATAATAGAATACCTAGCGATATTTTAATAGAATCTGTAGATTATTTAACTAAATTAACTAAAATAGAATCTTTTTCACAAAGAAATATGTTTTTTAAAACTAGAACTAAGGAAGCAAAATCTGATTTTCATATCTTATATTTCGTATGCTACATGCTTTCAAACATCATTACAGATAATCCAAGTGGTCCTGCGTTTGAAGCCGATGATCCAAATGCTTTTGATGTAAATAAAATAAATGAACCGCAAAGTGAAATACGCCAAGGTCCTATTTTTACAATGTTATTAAATTCTATTGATATAGACTTTATAAACGACAAAGGCTCTGGAACTCTTCATTCTAACGAACCTATACAAGCAGTTTATTTAAACTCATCTAAAAAAGAAAAAGTCGTTTTAATTGGAACGTTTAATAATATATTTAGCACAAAAGAAATTAATTCTATTGATAATTTATTTTCTGCAGATCACGAATCAAGTTCTATTTCAAGTAAAGGTGTTACGATGAATAAGATCGTTAACATTCTTGAACAAAACCCACAACTTAATAATCTTTTTGGATCATCTCTTTTTGATGATGTTAAATTAGAACATCCTCTAGAAGATCTAAGAGAAAAAGCTTGGAAAGATTTAACTAAGAATAATTTAAAATTTGTAAGATTTTTAAAGTTTCACTCAGCAAACAAAATTTTTGATTTAAACATGTATGCTGGAAAAGATAAATTAATAGTATTTGACATTGGTATTAAAGAAAAATTTTTAAATTCTAGTATTAAAAAGCAGCTTGAAATAATAAAAAGCGAAATGCCTAAAATGGTTAAAATTGAAGATAGTCTTACTTATATTCAAGTATTTTTATCAAAGCATAGTAATAAAAGCATTTATAGAATTAAAGACAAGAATGGTTATGATAATATAATGAAAATTCTTGATAAACTACAGGACTACTCTTCTAATTACGAATTTAAAAGTAAAGAATCACAAAATATTGCTATGTTACTTCATATGTTTATTTATTTTGCTGAAGATGTGGCACAATTAGCTAGAATAGCTACGTAAAGTTCTTTGAGGAATTAAAATCAAGATAAACAACAGCAAGTTATTGGGCGTGTAGAACTGGCAGATATCCTCATTTAACAGGTGGAAAAAAGAAATATACTTGGCGGCGTAGTCTTTATGATTTAGATACAAAATGACCTTTTGTTTTTTTGTTTTCCTTAGTGAATACTTTCAAAGTGTTTAAAACAAAATCATCTGGAATTTCTTCGTTGTTGTCTTTTTTTAATATTACCTTGTAAAGATGATCAATAAAGTTTACCTCTATTTTGTCGTCAATTAAATTTGAAATTTCTGAAGGTATTTGTATTAATTCAAATCCTTTTTTATCATTTACACCGTACATTTTTGCAAGAATCTTTGTGGGAGAAAAACTAGTCAGTTTAAAACCAAATACTTTTTCTAATGCACCAGCTACTGCATCAACCGTATCATCAGCTATTTTGTCGTGTGATATATTTACTGCGTCTAAAGCGCTGCCAATTACTTGAGCTCCTGCAAAATGTGATGCAAAACTAATTGCCAACTTCATTGTTTTACCATTAGTTATTTTTGCTACGTTTACAAAAGCTTTAATGTCGCCAAAAGTAGGTCGATCACTATCAGAATATTCACCAGGATCAGACAAAGAGTATTCTTCTTGCTCACTATCCTCGTTTAAAAAAGAAACAAATTCTTTTATGTAGTCTTCTATTAAAAGTTTACTCATGAAAATTCCTTTATTGGCGCCATCGGTATAATCGATTTATCTTGTATATTTACTATATATTTGTTTAATTATAAAAAAGGTAAAACATGAAACCATATTATTACATTGCTGATATTGTAAAAGTTTATGATGGGGACTCAGTGACTGCCGTAGTTGACCTCGGCTTTAAAACATCTGTGAGAATTAAAGTAAGGCTTGTGGGTATTGATACACCTGAAGTTCGTACTAAAGATTTAGACGAGAAAGAAAAGGGTTTAGCAACACGTGATTGGTTGCGTGAGAGAATTCTTGGCAAGAAGGTGTTGTTACATACAGCCAAGCGTGGGAAGTTCGGTAGATGGCTTGGAACGATTTGGGATTTAGAAAAAGATAAACCTGAGTTCGAAAATAGTTATAATAAACAATTAATAAACGAAGGTCTCGCCAAAGAATACTGGGGTGGTAAACGATGAAATATAGCCTTAAAAATGAATATAAAGAATTGCTTAGAGAAGAATTGGTTTCTATTAGAAGAAAAGAAACAAATTACAAAGAAGAAATTTTTGATGTTGAAATAGAAAATGATAATATTAGTGGAGCTAAATATAATCTTAACAGTGAAAGACAAAATATAAGCAAAGTAAACAATGCTATAGAAGTTGCTTCTCAGTTTACTTCTGAATCGAAAATTAAAATCTATCACTTTTTGAATGATTTATACAAACCATCGCGATTAGATCCAAAAAAGTTTCATGGTCATGCTATTAGAAAAAAATGTCCAAGTGACATTAATGAAGTTGTAAGAAGGCTTAACGACTTTTTTGCATCTACTATAGAATGGAGACCTAATGCAGCTAAAAAAGTTGGCAGAGGTGAAGTTTCAATTAATCTTGCATTTAAAACATTTGTACCAGGTGCACCAGACGTAGAATACAATCATGGATTACACAAAGAACCTGATTTTGTTGCTTTAGGCGAGGGAAACGAATTAGTAAAATTTTCTGTAAAGAGTTTTATTGGCATTGACAAAGATGGAAAAAGAAAGGCAGGATCTGCCAGGACTGGTGATAATATTGATCCTGTTGTTGAAAGCGTCTTAAAAGAAATGACTACAGTCATTGCAGATAAAGATGATTATTTAAATATTTTAACTCATAAGCATTCAGAAGCAAATCAAACTAAAAATAAAACATCACTTAATCCAGAAGGATTTATAAATGTTGTAAAATATCATTTGCAAGAACATGACAAAACAAAAAAAATAGAAAAAATAGAAAAATTAATAAAGTTATGTGATGAATTATCAAGTGCACTCATAAAAGAACACGGCGCGCAAGGAATAATTGCTATAGTAGCGGCTTCAGCAAGAGAGTTTATAGCAATAAAACCTGATAATTATAGTGATATTGATAACTTAAGAGTTCAAACTTTCAATGGAAAAAGACTGTCTTTTATTTGGAAAGTATATACTGGAGGCGCTAACTGGAAAGAGTCATTGATAAACTATAAAACAGAAGTCAATAATAATAATGAAGAATTAGAACAGCAAAACGTTGAGCCAATAGAAAACATAGAAAATAAAGCAATAGAATTAGCTAGTTATAAACCTCAAGGCAAAGTCTTAAAAGAAGTTTACCTTAACTTATTTAAAAAAAAACTAATTAGTGAAGGTGGTTTAGCAGGCCATATGATGCATCCTTATGAAGCATTAGATATGACACCAAGACAAATCATAGACAGAATAAAAGAATATAGCACTTCACAAAAGATTATAGAAAAGGTTGACGGACAAAATTTATTCTTTACAGTTGAACAAGATGGAACGCTCATGTTTGCTAGAAACAAAGTAGACATGACACATAATGATTTAGTAGAAAAGTTTACTAATCACCCAGCAGAGGTACCTTTTGTTACAGGTGGTAATGCTATTAAAAAAGGTGTAGACCAATGGTTGTCTTCAGCAGGTGCATTTGGAAGTCAAGAAATACTAGATATATTCCACCCAGACGGTGAAGCTAGATCGTTTATAAACTTTGAAATTATGCACAAAGACCACCCAAATCAATTAGAATACGGAGAGAATTTTATTGTTTTCCATAGCATTGTTGATTTTATTGACGGTAGAGAAGCAGTTTATTCTTCAAATAACAGTCAAAGACTTGATAAGCTGATTAATCTTATGAAACCAGGCATTGAATCTTCAGACTATACATTAGCATCTAATAGAACAGTTGATATTAATAAACTTACAAACGTACAAATACTAAGTTACATAAAAAGAGTTAAGGAAATAGCTGATCAATTAGAGATAACTGATTTTGAGTTACTTGGTGATGGAGTAGAAAAGCAAATTAAAAAGCAGTTAGATTCTGAAGGTATTGATATTAGTGATGAAGCTATAAAGATTTTATATGACTTTGCGCTTTATGGTAAAGATAGATCAGGTAATAAAATTAAAAGTAAAGACTTTACTAGTCTAATGCAATCGGAAGATGTAAAGAAACTTAGAGCAATTGATCTAACTAATGCTAATAAGGCAGCAGCTAAAGTAAGAAGAATTTTGTCGCCTTTCAAAGAAGTGTTTGTTGATCTAGGAATAGATTTATTAGACGGAGTTCCTTCTGCTTATATGGATTCAGAAACTGATTTAGCAAATATTGACAGACTAAGAGATAAATTAGAGACTGCAATTGAAGATTTAAGATTATATATGAGTAATACTCCAGAAAGTAATTGGGATGCAGAAGTAAATAGGCTTAAAGAGCATTACAATAAAATTGAGGAAGTTGGCATTCATAATGCAGTATCAACTTCAGTCGAAGGTGGAGTTTATGACTTCGAAGGTGATCTGTTAAAAGTCACCGGTGGGTTTGCTCCGTTGAATCAGATTTTAGGCGCAGCATACAGAGATACAAAAGGAATATTTCTAACCTTTAAACAAAAGTTTATGCAACAGGAGTCAAACAGAAGATCTTTGAAATCTATTTTTAATTTAATCTTCTGAATAAAATATTAAATATTTCTTCTTTGTCTTCGTCTTCCATGACTGGTAATCCGTCTAAAAATAAAAACTTATCTTGCGAAGCATTTGATAAATAAGATCTCATTAATGTTCCGCTTATGTCTGGTGAACTGTCGCCTCTTTCAAACGATTTAATCCAGACATTGTTTTTTATATTGCTCCAGTATTTTTCTTGGTATTTTTTTGCGTCATCTTTACCAGTATAGACTGCATATGTTTCTTCAATTGAAATACCTTGTTCAGAAATGTTTCCTAGAAGTTCATATATTTTACCTACAGGAGAACCGCCGTATATACATGTTACATTTTTAGGAAGATATTTTATTATAATACTTTTCCATATAAACTCCATATCTTCACCATGAATAGTTATTTCACCTTTTCGTGATCTATCAGTAATAGAAACGTATACAATTACCTCATCGCATTTTTCCAAAGCCCTTTGAATTAAAAACATATGACCTTTATGAAAAGGCTTTGCAGACATCGGTACTAAACCAAAAGTAAATCTTTCTGGCTCTTTTCTTTCTAACTCAGCGTTAGGTCTTATAACATCTTCTTCGTTAAGAAAGCTTTTCCAGTTTTCTACTAGTATCTTAGATTTCATTTTAACATTCCCATATCTTTTAAATATTGTTCTGTCCACGCTCTATCTTCGTGCCAAGTTGTCATGCCATCATTGTCAAATTCTTTTTCATCAAACTCAGGCCAACCATATTGATATGACTCTTCAGGATGACTGCCGGCATATTTGCTTTCTTTAAGCAACCTCAATAAAATCTTTTGGATAATTATATTTTCACTCATTTTTGCCTCCTTTTAAGATAACTATTCGCCGCAAGGAGGTATTAAGCATTCACTTGCAGGTAGACTAGAAATACCTGCTTCTTCGCACGATGAACCGATTGATAAATCTGGTGCCCAAGCCCAAGTATTCATCATAACGTAACCCGCGTGCTGCGGGTATCCGTCTAAAGTATAGGTAATAATTTCTGATAATTTTACATACCTGCTAGTTTGTCTAAAAAACGTTCCAAATCTTCCTCTTGGAATATAACCGCTATAACTAAACGTAGTACTACTACTTTCTGATGTAACTATTGTCTGTGATAAACTTTCGCTATTACCTTCTGTTATTACTTTACCGCTACTAATAGACTCAGACATATTCCATACCCTGCCTGAAGATAACGAGGATGATTCAGAAATTGCGTTTGACGTAGAACTAGATAAAACATATGCGCCGTTTAACGAGTAGCTTCTAGAATCATTCTGGGTACTCCCAAACGAACGTCCATTTTGCGAAGATCCGCCTGAAGTATATCCTCTATTTGTGCTAGATGTAGAAGATTCAGAACTAGTGTTTGTATTTCCCCATCCTCTTTGTATTCCTGCACTAACTTCAACCTTACCACTGGCTTTAGCTAAGAAAGGCAATGAACCTTCACCGCTTACACCAACTGTTGTTGAACCATTTACGCTAGTATTAGTATTTTCACCTTGCGAAGTCCCAGAAGTTTGAGAATCACCCTCGCCTAAAGACCAAGACCAGTTTTCACCGTCTGTAGTATTAAACTGTATATTGTTGCTTTCTCCTTGCGATGATGTATCTGTAAAACCTTCTGACTGAGTTTCGGATTCAGACAATGAAGATGTATTGACAGTTGAGTCTGTTTGATTTACAGAAATGCCTTCAGACATTGTTGTATTTAGATTTGTTGTATTACTGTCACTCCAGCTTTTATTGAATCCAATAGAAACACTATTTTGACGTGTCTCAGTTTGTGATTCTGAATATTGCACGTTATTGCCAACTGATCCGGGTATACACCCAGTGACTGGAATTGGTTCATAAAACTCAGCTAATTCATAGTTACCAAAATGTTTTACTTCAATAGGTCTAACTACTCTAAAAGGCAACTCAGTTTTTGCTTCATTATTATCTGCGTCATAAGCAAATATCTCTATTTTAGAAATATAAGATGAATACTCTTCTTTCACTTTGTTAAACATTAAGTTTTCAACCCAGTCTTCTTGAACTGGAGAGTTAAACTCGTGTAATATTTGAAAGTTATCATCGGGAGTAGTTACCACATACTTTATCTTTACAGGTAAAATATTGTAAAACCCAATTGTAAGTTTGTTTTTTATTCCTTCTACAACGTTGCTTGATAACACTTGACAGTTTTCGCTAGCACAAAATGAATCGACAATAACTGAAGCATCAATGTTAACTGGCATAGTTCTAATATATTGATTATTTTCTGTATCTAAAACAAAACGTAGATTATAGTTTTGTCCGTAAGGTATATTAGTATTTAAAAATCTATTTATAGTAAATTGATTATTTTCTAAAACTCCGTTATATGTTTCATAAGTTACACCATCACTTCCTACTAGAAAGCTTTTAACTTGGTCAATAACTACTTCTGATTCAATGTCAAATTTAATCATTTCGCCAGAAGTAACTTGATCATTAACAGATTTAATTGTTACTAACTCTTTGTTTGAAATGTTAGAACAACAATTAAATAGTATTAAAAGAAGTAAACTAGCAATTATCTTTTTCATTTTGAGCAAATCCTTTTCTGCAAGCGCAAGCCCACTTATATAGCAAGTTTGCTTGAGTTTCATTGATGCTTAACGAAGTAATAAGCTGTAAAATTGTCATATTACATATTTTTTCACATTCTTCAGGGTTTAAAGTTGTCCCGTTAAATGATTTACCGAGAGCTACAATTAATAGCAATTCATCTTCATCTTGTTTCTTCATTTTTGTCTACCTTCTCGTATTTATCTTTTTCTATTGTATCAGATAATTCGCTATTAATTATTTTCTCTACTTTTCTTTTTCTATTATGAAAATAATTTCTTACGTATTCATAAGGAAATAGCTCATTAAACTGTATCTTTTTCATTTTTCTTCTTCTTTCTAGAAGACTTTGCTATTGGTTTTACAAGTTTAACTTCGTCAGCTTTTTTAACAACAGCATTCAGCTTACTTTCTATTGAAGAAAAATATTCGTTAGAAGGCGGGCATACTTTTAAATCAACTAACATTTTACATAGTAATTCGTAAGAAGAGTCTTCTGTATTAATTATCCAGTTTTCTAAACTAAAACCTCGTCTACTGCAAAACAGCTTAAAGTTGATCAAATAATTGCTTCTCATAATTCTTTTTCTCTTAATAAGTCTACAATTGATTCTTGAAATTCAGGCGACTTTGATATAGAATCAATTTTTTTAGCATCATAGTCTAAACTATAATTATCACTAATGTTCTTTGCTAATTTAAAAAATGATCTATTAATAATATTTCTAACAGTAGAATGATTCATTTTGTCGCCGTTACTGGTCATAACTTTAGCAACATCATACAAACCTAATCCATTACTATTAGTCACAGTTACATATTTTTTAGTCTTCATTAAGATATCCAATCATTTTGTTTGTCAACGAAAAGTTTTCATTGTTATATTCGTCTTCTGTAATACCAAATCTTAGTCGTATAATCTTTTCTTCTTTAGGCGTAAGAAGACTTAGACTTTCTCTGATTATTCGCTTTAATTCTTTCTTTTCTAAACGAGCTTCTGGGTTAATAAAATCAGACTCATCAGCAATTTTTGATGCCAAAGTATTACCTTCATCATCTCTACTTGCATCAATAGATGCAATGTATCTATTTGACTTTAAAGTATACTTTATTTTATTAACATTCTCACCAAGCTCTTCAGATACTCTTTCTAACGTGGGTCTTTTACCTTCATCATCTTCAATTTGCTTTATCTTGTTTTTGATTTTTGCGTTTAAAAGTCTTGAATGAGTTGGCACCTTTATATTAGTACAATTCTCATTAATATATTGCAAAGCTGCTTGTTTGATCCACCAACAAGCATAAGTACTAAACTTATAACCTAACTCTGGATCAAATCTATCGACAGCCTTTAATAAACCAATACTACTTTCCTGTAATAAATCGTCAAAACTTATATCATTCCTATAATATTTCTTTGCTATTGACAAAACTAGTCTATAGTTTGACTCAATTAATTTCTTTCTTGCAGATAAATCGCCCTTTTTTGTCTGTCGGGATAAACTAATTTCCTGTTTTTTGGTTAAAAGTGGATTGTTTTTAATTATTTCAGAATATCTTTTATCAACAATTGCCATTTAATGTCCTTTTTTTAATATAATATTATAAATCAATTATTATTACACGTCGAGGTTCTTTAACTTCTTCTTTCTTAATTGGAATACTTACTTCTTCGTATTGAGGAATCTCTAGTTGTAAAGGTTGATACTTTTTTTCTTCATACGACTTTATGTTTTCGTATATAAGAATATCGCTAATGTGCTCCTTTTTCATAACAATCCTTTCATATGTATACATTAATACATATCATCAGATAATTGTACTAGTTGTACTCCTTGATTATAGTTTTCTGTATTTAGTACTACACATCCCACTGAAAGAAGTGAATTAGAAACACTTACAGCATTTTTAATAGCAGTAGCTGTTACTTTCTGTGGGTCTATTATTCCTTTTTCAATCATATTTACATAAGACTCAGATCTCACATCATATCCGTAAGTCCAGTCGTCATTGTTTTTAATCATTTCCATTATATAATCTGTTGACATATCAGCGTTAGTCAAGATTCTTCTTAAAGGAGACATACAAGCATCAGACACTATTTTAGTTGCAGTTTTTGATAATAAAGTTTCTTCGCTATTGTTTGTCTTATGAAGAAGTTCTAGACCTGCACGTGCCAAAGCTATACCACCGCCAGGAAGAAAACCACTTTCCATAGCAGCTTTAGTTGCGTGCAAAGCATCATCAATTCTATCTACTAGCTCTAGAAGTTCTGATTCTGTGTGTGCACCAATTGACAATACTGCAACAACTCCCTTGTTAATAATAAGACGTTGCTTATAAAAAGCTTCTTCTTCTTTTGTAATTGATTTGTCGTCTAACTTCTTTTGCACATCAACCAGTACATCTTCAACACTTTCAGACCCAGAGCATTCGACAAACAAAGTTGTATCATTTGTTGTTTCTACTTTCTTGCAAGAGCCCAAATCTGAGAGAACTATGTTAGAAATATCTTTTTCGTCTAAGTCATAATATACGTTTGTACCCAATGCTGACGCTAAATCATTTAATATTTGATTTCTTTTTTCTCCATAAAAAGGACTACGAATAGCACAAATCTGTAATAACCCTTTTGATATGTTTGCAACTAAAGCTTGTATTGCTTCTTGATCGTAATCATTTGCGATAATAAATAAAGGCTTTTTTGTTTGATGACATTTTTCCAATACTGGTAAAATCTGTGTTAAAGAACTAAGTTTACAAGAAAGTATCAAAATAAGAGGATCTTCTAAAACTGACTTAGACTTTTCATTGTCTGTAATCATGTATGGCGAAACATATCCTCTATCTACCTTAACGCCTCTTACAAGTTTCAACTCTGTCTCAGAAGTCTTTGATTTTTCAACTGTTACGAGTCCAGCTGTTCCAACCTCTAACATTGCGTCAGCAATTAGCTTTCCAATATATTCATCGCCATTTGCACTAATTGTTGCAACTTGCTTAATCTCTTCGTTTGAAGAAACAGTTTTAGCATTCTCAGACAAAATATTAATAATATCTGTTACTTTTTTATTTAGAAGATGCGTTATCTCTGAAGGTGTTCCGATACCTGTTTGCAAAGCCTGCGCTGCTCTAAAATAAAACTCCTTAGCTAGTACTGCTGATGTTGTGCTACCATCACCTGCAACAGTTGCTGTGTTTTCGCTAGCCTGCCTTAATAACTTGGCACCTAAATCTTCTACCTTGTCAGTAAGATTAATATATTTTGCAACGGTTGCGCCATCCTTTGTTAAGTGAGGAGGTTCACCATTCTTTTCAATCAATACTAACTTTCCTCTAGGTCCCATAGTTATGGAAACTGCATCACATATTTTTTTTACGCCTCTCTTTAGAGAGTTTTGAGCTTCTTCGTCAAAATAAATAACGTCGGTCATTCTATCCTCTTAATAAGGTTTTCTTTGATGTTTCTGTAATTGCTTCGTTCTTTGTGTGAAATCGATTTATTGTATCTAAACTAATCATTCTCTTTTCACTAGAGATTACGTTCTTAGCATAATATAAATCACCTGTTGAAATTACAACTTCTTCACCAGATATAATATTGTTTTCTCTTAATTGTTTTAGAACACTATCGTTCAATACGCTCTCAGACATTTAATGTATTCCTTTCTAAATTTTCAAATGTTTTAATATATTTTTTCCACGATTTTTCTTTACCTATTATAGAATTAAACTCAAATTCAGAAAACTTTATTTTTAATTGTTCCCAATCAGGGCTAAATACTCTAGATAATTCAAATCTTTCTTCATCTGATGTTAAATCGTGAAACTTGATCATCTCATAATTGTGATCAAACTTTTCTTTATTTCCTTCTTTTTGTAAAAAAGACTCTAGCGCATTTTCTTCTTTTAAAAGTTTTTCTGCTTTCTTTTGACCAATGCCTAAAAATCCTTCTATGTTGTCTGATTTGTCGCCAGTTAATGCCTTATGCGATACATAATCATATTGTACAGCCTCGATAAACTTCTTACTAACAGGATTAAACAAGGAAACACTATCAGATATTGTTTGTATAAAATCTGTATCTGAAGAGATTATTGTTACTTCATCATTTATATGTTCTATTTCTGCTAAGTAATTAATTACATCATCACATTCATAGTCTGGATGTCTAATTACATTAAAAGGGAAATACTCCTTCAACAAAGAAATAATTATTTTTCTTTGAATACTGAAGTTGTCTTTATTGTGATAAGTTCTTTGCCCCTTATACTCAGGACTCATTTCTAATCTTTTCTTTGGTCGCCCCTCTAAAACAAAATAAACGTCATCAGGAGTAAATTTTTCAACTAAAGGTCTTAAACTTCTAAAGAAATTAAAAACTGTAGGGTATTCACCTATACTCATTCTACTATATCTAGCTCTATATATTAAATTATAACCATCAAGCAGTAATATCTTCTTTTTCAATTTCTTCGCCTTCTACAGGAAGAGTGTTAATGTTCAATTCTTCTAGATTCTCAGGAGATATATTTGCGCTTAAACCGTCTCCTAAATCTATTTTAATACTTTTGGCCTTACTTTTACACGTCAAATTTTCTTTTTTAATTTCATCTTCTTTTTTGAAATTTAAATCTTCAATCTCTATTGCTTTTAAAACCATATCATCTATTGCTGACTTTGCATTACTAAAAAGATATTCTGACGCCGTGTCTAAATCTTCAAATACCTTATCAAACTTATCAAGATCAAGCTTTTGCTTGTTTCTATTCGGCACTAATACTTTATACTGGGTTATCTCACCTTCTAAATTCTTAGTTGTAACCTGTTCTACAACCTGCAAAGGTATTAACATTTGCTTTTCTTCAAGTATAGAATATATTATTTGACCAACTGTATACATATTTACTTTTCTTCATTCGTAATGTTTTCATTAATACTCGTTGTTATACTGCTTCCCAGTACTTGAGCTTCTTTTAAAGGCTTCAAACCTATAGCAATTCTAACTTTATCATAAGTTTCTTCATCTAACTTGTCTTTTAATTCTAATGAATTATAATATGAATGCACAATTATTTCTTTTTCTAATTCATTATCTTCTTCTGATATATCCCTAGCTTCACAAATAAATAAGACGCCCGGCATATTATGATCTTTAGGCACATTTATAAAAGGTAAACCACTTGTAATAGACTTGCTCTCATCACTCTTCGAATAATCTTCATAAAATATTTCAGGCTTCCAGTTTTTATTCATATTAATTCTCTATCCTTTTATATGTATTTTAACAAAAATTTTGAATTGTTAACTATTTAAGTAGTTTTATTTAAACTAATTTTTGATTCTAATCGAGTAATTACTTCTTTACGCTCGCTATCTATTTTACCTATACCTGACTTGTTTATAAGATCAAAAGCTTTGACATCGTCTGCGTTCAACGCATTTTTTACTTTAAGACTTTTAAATAATGCGCCGTCTTTATAGGCGCTGTAATTGAATTCTGGGTGATCGTCAGAATTACCTAGCGTTTCTAATGTAGGTTTTAAAAACTCATATTTATCGCCTTTATTACTTTTAATCTGATCTTCTATATGAGCTTTAACAGTTTTATTAAATTCTATAGTATTCTTAAACGTATCTGGAAATCCTGATACATAACTAGCTTCAACATCATTAATAACTTCTGTTGCTATAGCATCTAAATCTTTGGCGTCATCATCAAGTGCCTTTTCTCCAATGCCTACCCAAGTTTTCTTTATCAGGAAAGCGACATAACAAGACTGAACGTGAAATGTCATATTTCTTTTGTTTTCTAGAATATCCATTAGAGTGTTAAACTTCTTAGAATTTTCTTTTGCACCTGAATCTAATTCTATTAACAGCTTCAGAAGTTTTGTTTCATGTTCAATATAATAAAGTGAAGCCATTACAAAAGAAAGATGTGTAAGGTTGGCTTTTGAAAAAACAGCTTCTAATATAATCCTAGAAGAAACATTTAATGTTCTAATTAGAACTTCATTTTTTTTGTTTACATTATTATCTGAATATGTCCGCAAGTCCTTACGAATTTCCGTTAAATTAATGCTAGCATTTTTTACTTTATTTATTTCTTCAATAGGCTTTAATAAGCAATTATCCTTGTCAACTATTTTAAAAATTGGTGCTAAACATTTCTTTATACCATCAAAGTGTAAGCCAAAAGTTGTAGGGTCTTCTAATTTATCTAAAATTCTGTATGTTGATTTGCCGTAATGACTTTCTATGTTTGCTCTAATTCTTGGCTTCAGCTTTTCATAGAGAGGTCCAGACACAGCTGAATCTTCATCTGGGTCTTTCCCAGTGATAATGTATGTTACAAAGAAAGATATCTTCTCTATTACTTTAATATATCCGTCTAAGCTTCCAACAGACAATTTGGGAATACTTCTGTTTTCTGCAAATTTATTTTGTAATATGTTAGAAACAGCTAGCGCAGGTGTACCTACAAACAGTAAAGTATTTATTTCTGCTTCTGATATGTTGGCTGCTTGCATCATAACTCTAAAATCATTATCATAATCTTTACAAACTCTTTCAATATCATCTTCTAATTCTTTAAGATTATTTCCGACATTTTTAAGCCATCCTTTGAAAGAAACTTTATTACCTTTTAATTTTTCTCCAATCATATATGTAATTGGGCTAAACATTGTTTTAAAGGTAAATTTAGTAATCTTACCTGCAGTATTTGCTATGTTTTTAACAGCAGAAAATGTAGGTTTTGCAACATCAGTAAAGGCTTTAAAATCGCCCGTTACTTCGTTAATGTCAGTTGGTTGAATTGTTATTTTTTCATTTTTTATCTTGAGTGACTTCATAATGTCTATCTTTCTCATATAAAGTTATGTTTCTTTTATATATATTTTGACACTTTTTAATTAGCTTTTTTTCAAATTCATTTAGCGTATGCTTTTTTGTTTTTGGGTGTCTAGTAGAAAAGTTTTTTCTAATGTTAGGATTTAAATAAGTAATTAAAAATTTTTTTATTTTAAGCCAGTTATCTTCTTTGTAATATTCAAATAACTCACCAATTAGTTCCAACACTTTTTCTTCATCATTCATAAATTATATCTTAATAGGTAATAGTAAATATGGGTTATGTTCTTTGCAAGAGGTTTCTTCTGTTAATATGTTGTTAAAATCAATTTGTTTTAAATCTTTAATTTTGTAATTTAGTTTTGTTTTATCATCATAATAGTAAACGTAATCTTTTATTATTTTATTTTCAATCAAGAAACTGTAAAATTCTAGAGAGATCAGATGTTTTACAATACTACCCGTTACTATGTCTTTTTCTTTTTCTAGTATTTTTTTGCTTTCTATAATTTCTTTATTTCTTTTGTGACTTAAACTGTAATTAAACTTTAAATTATTTTTTATATGTTCTTGTAAATTTATGTTTAGATTTCTATTATCTAATTGAAAATTATATGACTTACTATTTAAGTGACTTATAAAATCAGAATATAAATGGCTGTAAGATCTGATGATATAGCTATCAGCAGATTTAATGATATTGAAGAAGTTATTTATATTGAATTTAAATTCTTTTGAATTGTCTAATAAAACTGATTTATTATTGTTACTATTATATACACCTTTTCTTTTGTTTGTTGCAACAAACGTATGTAATCCTATGTTATAATATTCATTTGATCTTAAACAGAAAACAACAGCGATAAATTTACTTTGGTTTTTTTTAATATTGTAATAATTACCTAAGTCATCGCAACTTAATTTTTTCAAAAGATTACGTAATATCTTTAAATATTCAGGTTTATTTCTAAAGTGTAACGAAGCGTTATCTATATCAATACCAGACAAATCTCTATCTAGACTAGTTCCAAGATCAATGACAAATCTATTTTTTTCACGTGACCACCGAACAGGCAGTAAATAACCGTCAGGATAATGAAACAATCTTTCTCTTTTGCAATTAGCTAGTATGTTTTTTATAAAAATCAATAACTTACTAACATCTGTACAAACTTTGTTGTTGTAGATGTATTTAAACTCTATTAACTTAGCCATTACTTTTTACTATTTTAAGTATTTCCCTTTTTTCTTGGACTCCTTCACCAATAGTAATAGGTGTATTAATTCCATTTTCTGCTTCTTCTTTTGAATTCTTCATTTTAAGATCAGCTTTTTTCTTATCTTTTGACAATGCACCAGGATTTCCAATGTCTATTGACATGCTTTTAGGAGTATTAGCTGCCTTTCCTGATATGTCCATAAGTGTTATTTGATTTAAGCCTTTAATGAAAACAAGTAAAGCTTTTTGCTCATTAGGCGTCAATTTTTCATGATAAGCTTTCATTTCTTCTTTTATGTCTTCGTTTGAAAGAGACTTGCCTGACTTAAATAAGTTTAAAGCGTCTTCAATTTTTTCATAACTAGAAGCATCTTCAAGATTAACAACTTTTTGCAAGTCTTCTTCTTCATCGCTATCGTTTTGATCTGACTCATTTTCGTCAGATTCTTTGTTATCATTGTCAGCGCTTACGTTTTTTTCTTCATCTTCGTCAACGTTATCTTGAATAACATCTTCAGCACGAAGACCATCTTCTCGCATATCTCTTACATCTTTGAGCGTTTCGTTTTTTTGATCATTCCAACTAGTCTCAGTAAGAAGAGCATCTAATTTTTTAAGTATATCATTATGCATTATTTTTGACCCCAAACAATTCTATTTTGCCATCTCTCATTGTACTGAACATTGCGAAGTCTTCTTCTTTCATCTTCTTCTTTTATACTCTGATCTATTTGATGACGCTCTTTATTTTCTACCTGTCTTTTGTTTAAGTCTGTTACAAACTTGTCAAATTCAAATTCCATTATCTTTTCTCCGTACTTTTATCTTTAATAAATAACTATTATTTTCGTTATAAATAATTTTGTAGGTTAACAAATAGTTTTCTAAAGCAAATGATTTTACTTCTATTCCTTCTATATTAAGTGTTATTGTTTTAAATGTCTCCAGAATAACGCTGTTTAAACATTTTCCATCTATCTGAGTATATATAGTAAACTTGTCATCTGCTTTCTTGTAAGACAAAACAGGATAACAACAAATATCAGAAAATGAAATAGTTAGAGAATTATTTTTTGACACAATGTCTTTATCAAGATTTACAATACCTTTGATACTTTCACTCATGAAAATATTGTTTTTGTTTTTTTCTAGCTCAGTATCTAATTTATTCTTTGTCTGCATAATAATACATTACATCTTTTTTAATTTTATCAATATCCTTAGAAGCTTCTAACTCTATTTCAGAAACTTGCCCAGACAAAGAATGTAATATAACTCCAACAGTATTTTTTCTAAATCTGATTTCAATTTCAGCAGATGTCTCCCTGTTATATTTTATTAATTGAACAACAAATTGTTCTAGATGTTTTGTTTTTTCAAATTTATAAACTTTCTTTAAATTGTTGTCAACACTTTCCCACGTATCTTTTTTGACATTTTTTATAGGCTTAAAGGCATCTTCTACCTCAAACTTATTTGTATTCTCATTTAAGTAATTTGACATAATATTCTGTAAATACATTTTATATCCTTATTGGAAACTCTTTCCACCGGGGCTACTTGCACCTTTTGAATTCAAATCAACAGGGTCGAAGCCAAAATCATCTAAATAATCAGCTAAGTCTGTTCCTTTTGCTAGTAAACTTCCAAATTTCTTTTTATAATCAGCTAAAGCTTTTTTGGTGTCTTTACCTATTTCTTCAATAACATCAGTTATCATAGGATCTGTTTCTGACCTTTTGTAGAAATCACTCAAACTCATTCCTAAAATAATTGCCTGGTCAAGCTTTGCCTCTGGATAACTTAATACCCAAGAGATAATTTCGTTTGAAGTCACGCTTGATAACTTTTTAAGCTTAAAATACTCTTCGCCAATAATACCTGTGTTACTAAACATATCATCTAACAACATATTAACGTCGTCTACTCCAAACATAGGACTGTTTACACCTTGAATGTTTGAACTATGCTTGGCTTTGTACTTATTAACTGCTGAAGCAAAGTCTCCTCTTGGATCAGATTTCCCTAAAAAGAATTGTCTTTGTTGCTCTCTACTGCCGCCTACTATAGGCACGCCAGTTCCAGTTGATTTAATACCAGTTCTTTCCATTACAAGATAAATTATCTTGTTAAATAGAACTTTCCCTTCTTCTTGCTTAACACTATCAGCACCCTCGCCAGCTGGAAGGCTTGCGGCAATCATTCCCTTACCATAGTTTTTATCAAAATACTTTTTGATAGCTTGTGCCAAGTTAATTTCAATAACAGGCCAAATGTTTTGCGAATAATATTCTTTTAGTAAACCTGTTGCAAATATTCTAAACCCAGAGTTACCATTAAACATTGAATCTAAAATAGCATATGCTGCTGTGTCTTTATCCTCTAGTTCTAACTTCTTTAATAATACATCATACTCATCTTCTGAAGAAGCATAGTTCCTAATACTCTGCAACTTTTCGTTAACAGCGAGTTCAAGATTATCGTCTCTATTATAATCAAAATACCTCTTGACATACTTAGGATTAGTTGTATATGCATTTACAATTTCAAGCATATCTGACACGTCTTTTAATTTGTTAGAACGTTTATACTTACCTTTATCTTCCAAATCTTTCAGTACATTATAAGGAATTATCTTTTCATCCTTATTATTTCCTGTTTTGCTAGTCATCCTTGTAAAAGATTTGTCATCTACAAGATCAAGAACTATTAATCTTTCAAACCATCGCTCTGCAAGATTAGCATAAATATTTGCTTTTTCATCTGAGTTGCTAGAATAGAATAGTTCTTTCATCCACGCTTTAACTCCATATTGTCTAGCACCTGCTGTGTCTCTAAACTTTCCGTAAGAAGATCTTGAAATATCTCTCCACTTCATAGGCTCATCAACAGAATCCAGCTTGAAGCTTTTCATATATGAAAGATATTCATCAACTGATACTGATTTGTCTATTAAATCATTATATACATCACCTCTTTTGTCGTAATTAAGAATAGTTATTCTTTCTTTTTTATCAAGTTTAATAAGAATATCTTCTATTTCTTTTACTTCAGAATCAGTGAGATCTTCTGCAGGTATAACGTCAGGTATTTGTTTAATATCAGGCAGTATGTTGCCTTTTGAATCTGTCTGGAATTCGCTAAATATATCAGGGTTAGCTTTTCCTGTTGACTTTTCAATCAAGGACTTTAACCTTTTCATATCTTCAGCGACTTCTTTGAAAAATTCCACAGCATCGCTAGCTGTCATAGTTTCTGGGGAATTGTTAACGCTTGTTACCTTGTCAACATCAATAATATCGACTTCTATTTTTTCTTCTATATCTAACTCAACGTCATCGTCATCTTCAAATCTTTTATCAAATTCAATATTTTGTTGTCTTAACTTTTGAAGCTCTTCAGCACTCATCTTTTCAACTTTATCAAATTCTGCTCTTGTGTCTGATAATGGGTACATAAACTCTAGCGTTCGCTTAAAGTCAGAAATACTGTCACTTCTTCCTGCTGAAGCTCTTGCTAAAATCTTAAACAACCCCTTTTCAGTTATTGTTGAACTCTCTGGATCATAGTTTCCTCTAACAAGATATTCGTGTAAGTCGTTATATACACTTCGTATTTCCTCATCTGAGAGGGACTTTCCAAAACCTTGACTTCCTGTTTGGCTTTGTAAAGCTTTCTTTATGTCGCTTTTGGCTGACGAATCTAGTCCCTTTGACAACCTCGCTTTTTCTTCACTAGAAACCCCTAAAAGATATCCTGCTTGTTTCTGCATCTTTAAACAAAAATCAATAGTTGTTGCTATCCAAACTTTACGTTGCGCTAAAGTCGATAAACCGCTGTCTTCGAATCTTGTAAACGTATCAAGTTTCTTTCCAACGAAAAATTCGAATTCTGTAAATGCATCCCTTACAGGACCTTTTTGCCCCGGCTTATACATTTCTTGACTACCAAAATTCCATATTCTAGCCATTTTTTGTTTGTTCATTTTTGCAGGATCAAGCCCACCTGTGATTGGTCCAAATATGTTGATTATTTTTTCTTTAAAGGCTGCTGCCTTGTTTTCATCTGTTGCTTCGTCTTGATCTTGCGTCTCATCTTCTAAGTCTTTAAGCTCAATACTCTGCAAATCTTCATCTGACGGCATTTCTTCTTCGTTTTCGCCTATAAACTTCGACGCATATTCAGACTCAATAAGAATAGACTTTTTATGTTTAATACTTTCTTTTAATAAATTACAAAGTTTTTTATCAATACTTTTATTAGAAAAATTAATATTATCAAGAGATTCATTTATTAAAGAATCAATGTCTTTTTTATTAGAAGGATTTCTTAAATCATTGTACTTTTTAATAAATTTAATTTTTGACTCTACTAGACTGTCTTTGTTGTTAGAGAATTGTAGACATTCCTTGAAGAAGTTAAGCAAATCAGTTTCATCAGGATAAGTGCCATTTGAATAGTTTAAAGAATTTACATAACAATCTAGCTCCTCGTTCAAACGTTCAGAGTTTGAAACGTCAGTATCGAACAAATTAGAAAGTATAAAGTACTTCCTTTTATAACTATTGCTTTTATATTCTAATAATTTTTTAACATTATAAGATTTTTCTTTTAATTTCATTCTTTTTAATCCTCACCAACTACGTCTAAAAGTGTATCGTATATTTTGACTATATCTGCCTGTGACATTTCATTATTACCTATTTTAGACAAAATATGGTTTATTGTATTTTTTAACTCAATCACATTACCAGGTATCTTGTCAATATTTTGTTTGACTGAATGCAACTGTACAGGACTTATTTCGCTAGGTTTAATTATATCCACTTCAGACTCTTTAGAAAAACCAGTCATTTCAGCACTTCCAGGAGTATCTGGACCAGGTCTGTCGTACATACCGTATTTTATATGATTACCCGGAGCCATATCTTCTGTGCCTAAACGAAACTCAAATAAAAGTTCTTGAATTTTGTCTTTAACTTTTTTGTTAATTTTCATAAATAAAAATCCTGTATGCTATTTAATGATAATTATTCTTTTTCTTTTCTTTCTTTACCTTTAAATCAAAAAGATCAAATTCGTCTAAATCTAAATCTTCCCATAAAACCCACAATTCTTTAGCAAAATTTGATAATATAATAATATCATTAGATAAAACATTTATATTTTTAGTATTTTTTATACTGTTTTTTTCAAGTTCTAATATCTGATCGTCTTTTTCTTTTATTTCTTCTTCTAGAGACTTGATTTTATTTTTTATTTCTTTTATATCTTTAATAAATTTAATTGTTTCGTTAATATTATTATTAACTAAGTGGTGAATTTTTTTCAATAACATCATATAAATCTTTCGGATTAATCTCTTTTAATTTATTAATTTTATTTTCTTTTATTAGATTAACACGATCTTCAACTAGACTTAAAAGATAATTGTCACCTTCAACAATCTTCTCTGATACCAGTTTAAAAAATTGTTGCATCGAAATTTCATTAACAAATAACTGCGCTCTTAATCTCTTATGAACTTCTCCTGGCAATTCTATATGCACAGTTTTATTATTGATTATTTTCTTGATTTGTTTATTAATTTGTGACGATTGATTACTCATAGTATCTTAGCCTTGTTTTAAAGCACCTGCTGCAACATATGACTTATTAGACGAAATATGATGTGACTCACTTTCAATATCATACAGTTTACTTAGCTTTTCTGAATAAAGTTTTTCAAATTCAGCCATATTTGTTTTTGCATTTTTTCCACTCTTAGATGCAATAACATTTAACGCTGCTTTTTTAACAATTTCCCATTTCGGAAATAAGCTATCAAAGTTTTGATATTGATTAATTGCAAAATCAACATACTCATCCATATTTATATTCACACCTTTTTCAATAACAGATAGCGTTTCTGAACTATTTTTTAGTGCTGTGTCTAAATTGTCCATTGATTTTGTAAGTTTACTCAAACCTTCAGCATCTTCTGTAAACAGAGTTTTAAATGAATTTACAATATTTGTAGTTTCTGCTGTTATTTCGCCAATTCCCGAAGCTTGAGCAAACCCAAGCTGCATTTTATTTTCAATATCTTGTTCAGGGTTAGTAGTATTATTTAGAATAAAGTCAGTGAGGTTTTCAATTTCTTTTACACGCTGGTCGAGTTCTGCCTTAGTTAACTCAGCTACATCATCTTCACCGGCATCCTGATTATCTTCTTCATCACTTGACGATTCAGAATCTTTAGACGGTTCATCGCCTAGCGCATCGTCAATAACACTATCAATTTTCTCGCTATCATCAGACGCATCACTGTCATCAGACGCATCACTACTTTTCACTTCATCTTCTTCTTCGTCTTGTTCAAGAAGAATATCAAGACTCTTTAGCTTGTTTTCCTTTAAGACATCATATATTTTTTTGCCGTAAGCTCTACTCATAATACTTCCTTTACAAAATCTTGCTTAGTTTTTCTGACTTTTTAATGCGATCTTCAATAACATTCCAGTCAAGCTCTTTCATCATACCGAAGACGTAAGCTTTTCTATTTGTCATATAATCTCTATAGTAACTATGCTCCCAACAATCAATAACAATCACAGGTATCATACCAATCATTACGTTACTGCTGTGTAAATCTATAACTGTGTTAATATATCTTTTCAAATATGGATTATAAAACGTTACTGCCCATCCATTCCTAGCTGAGAGACAACACGCGACGAAGTCTTCTTGCCAAGCATCAAATGTGCCGAAGTCTCTAGTAATCTTCATATAAGACAAAGAGTTCATATTGATTTGACTGTTTAAATCACTTATGTTTTCAAAATAAAGACCGTGCAAAAATGCTGCATTATGATTATACGCCTCATCAACCTTTAGACTTCTAAACTCTGAATGATTTAGATTTGCTCCACTCTTATCACACCCATCTAACTTTGCTGAGATCTCATTAAGTTTTTTAGAATAACCCTCTAATAATTTTTGATGCTCTGCTTTCGTTTTTGAAGATAACAATTCTGTATTTAAATTAAACTTGACAGCTTGAGTTACGTAAGCTTCGCTAATTACTTCTTTATTACTATCACTACTATTCAACGCTTCATCAATAGCTTCATTTATCAATTTTTTAATATCACTCATTCTATACTTCCTTTAAAGTGTAAACATTGTCTTAAGGTCTTCAAACGGAACTAAGAATATTCCATCACCTAACTCAGTATCTTCTAAAGTATCTATAGATGAATCAACATCTATCTTAACAGAAACTTTGTCTTTATTAGTCCTCTTATGTATAGCAGCGCCGGTTCTAGGATTTTCCTCAGACTCATTAACGTTTTCACTTTTTAAAACATTATCCTGCTCTCTTTTTAGCTTTAAACATTTTTTGCCTGCATCATTAAGAATAACTTCACCATCAACTACTGTATATAAATCACCATTAACAGACTTGAGCTTTAATTCTGCACCCAAAATCACGTGACCTTCATACTCAACAGTAACTTCTTCCAAATTAGAAAAATCGTCTAAACGCTTGTCATATTCTTCTTTTAATAAATTTATAAGTTGTTTTTTGTTCATTTTTTTTCGCTTAATTAAAATAATTTTTTAAATAAATCTTTAAGTTCATTATGTTCGTTAATCTCTTCGCTGTAAGAAACGTTATTGTTACTTATTTTAGAACTTTTTCTAGACTTTGTAACTAATTTATTCTCAAATAAATAGCTACTTAAATCAGTTGCACAAACCAAACTGTTTTCTTTAACTTTAGATTCTGTTACAGATTCACGACTTAATTCTTCTGGCGTGTCTGTTATCTTAATTGTAGGTAATTCAAGATTTTGATCTCCAGGATTCATAATTGTTGACTCCATTCCACCGTTTGAACCAACAGCATCATCTTTTGATCTGCCTGGGCTTTCAAAACCACAAATTGCATATAACATGTCAGAGTAGACTAACTGCTGAGGCTTAAATACCTTGTAGAATTGTTCTGCAAAAGTACCTCCTTTAATACCTCTTTTAAAGAACTTGGCGCAAACTTTGCCTAAAAGTCCAACTGGCCCAATAACTTTAGACGCCGCAATAACAGCTGCATCAGACTTAAGAGCAATTGTAGCAATTTTTTCTAATGTTGAGGTATCTCCTATTTTAATAGGACTCATTTTCTGGAGAAAACTAACAGTCTTATTAACTGACTGAACAGAAACATCCAAAATAGGATTAAATCCAGCTTGTGCAGTCGAACCTGTCGCTTTCAAGGTTACAATTTTTGTTAAAGTTTTTATTTCACTTACACTTAACTTAGCAACATTTTTTTCAGCGCTAGCAGTTATTGCTTTTGATAAAGCACTATTAGCTGCTTCCATAGCTTGCTCTGCTGCCTCAGTTTGATCTGAGATTATACCTACGTCAAAGTCTGTGTCAAAGTTTAATTGCCAATTTTCTTTTGCAGCTTCAAATGCTTTCATCTTTTCTGCAATGTTAGGATCATTAACAAAATTTTCTATTGCTGTTTTAACAGCGTCATATCCTTTTTCTCCACTCGCTGCAATAGCGTCTATTTTTTCATTAAATGTATTTAATATAGATTGCATATGATCTGATGGGATATATTCATTTGGCATAGCATCAGGCCCACCTGCTTCATATTGTTGTTTCCAGACTCGATAAATAGATTTATAAATATTTGAAAATGTATCGGGTGTAACGTGTCCTTGATTATCAAGCAAATCAGCTACTTTAGCTATTTCTTGATCTAACATGTAAGAAGTCGTTTTCATTTGTGCAGCTGTTACTTGTGCTTTGTATGAACCGATAAGGTGAGTCTTCATACTTACAATGTCTGCTTTCATTTGAGCGCTACTTGCTGCTAAAGACTTGCCGCTTCCAATAGCTGTAGCCGTTCCTTTTTTGGCATCAACTGCAACACCAAATTTCTTTGCCCAGGCTGCATTTTTTGTAAACCAACCAAAAAGACTTTTTCCATGACCTAGTTCTAGACAAGAACCATCTGCTTTTATTAATATTCCAGAAAGCTTATCAGCACCTTCAGCACCATCGAAGTAGTAAAAGAATATTCTTTCTACATCTCCTCCATATGGATTAACTCCTTGAATCAATGCATGACCTGGATCAAATCCCATTTGGTTCAAAGCATTTGCATCAAGTGGTGTATTACAGAACGAGTCTGTAACATTAACTGAAGAAACTTTTTTAGTTCCTACTTTAAATCCACTCTTAAATATTGATTTAGATCCATTAATTAATGTGTCAACATAAAATGTTTGATATAAAGAGCCTGCCCAGTTTATTCCGCCAAGACCTGCAGCTTCAGGCATAGTCAAATTGCTTTGCTTGTTAGCTTCTCTTCTTTCGTCTTCAAGCTTATCTTGATCTGCTTTGTTTTCTTCTTCAGCAGTAGTTTCTTCAAATAATAATCTTGCTAGAGAACCTCCAATATAGTTTTCATTAAATTGTGTAGGCGCTTTAGCGAGCAAAGAGTTGTATTCTTTCTGCTCCATCCCAGTTAACTCAACAAGAAGCTTACCAATAAAATCTTCAGTAATTTGTTCTGGAGAAATAAATAATTGTTGATTTCTTTGTATCGCTCTAAAAGGCTTTCTATACTCTTCAAACTTATCTACGTCTCCAAGCCTTCCTTTTGTATTCTTATCTAGTTGATCATCTCTAAGTTCAACAGCAAATCTTTGACTATCTTTACTAAAGCTAGCTGAAGCGTCTCTAATTCTGTTCTCTAAAAATTTTAAAAAGTTGTTCTTAACTGAAGAATAAGCGATAGCTGTGTGTAAAGATTTTGCCAACTGTCGCAATGCTTCTTCATCTTCAGCAATATTGTCTGCAAACAATTTTTGCCTAACTTCTGGGCTGATTCTTTTACTACCAAACATTACTTCGTTGAATATTTCGTTAACAACGCCTTCAGAAATAACACCAAGCTTTGCATATCTTGTTTGTTTGACTTGATTAATCATTCTATCATTAAATATTTTAGCTTTCGCTTTGTCTTCTTTTGAAAGTTTGCTATATTCTTCTAACTGTTCATCAAGTTTCTTTGACCAAACAGAAGTTCCTGCAACTATTCCTGCACCTGAATTTTGTCGTTTAACTTGATATGCAGGATTAATGCGAGAAGCAACAACATCTGCAGTTAAATGACTAACAATATCAGCAATAGTTTTTCTTGCTTTTTTGTCTTTAAAGATAGAATCTTCAATGTATTTAAGAGGATTATCTCTATACTTTGCTTTTTCTTCTTCAAACTTCTTCACATCACGAATAGCTGAGAATATGTTCCAGGCACCAAATCCGGCCATAATGTAAGGAAAAATTGTTGCACCAACAGTAGTCTGTAAAGCATAATAACAAGCAGTAGCAACTGGTGCCAATATTGGTGCCATTGCTGTGACATTTGCCAAACCTGACTTAATAGCTCTACCAGCTTTACGCATCAAGTCGCCCAAACCTTCAGTAATCCTGCCTTGCTTTATGTCTACTAACTTATCAAAAGAAGATAATATTAATTGACTATAAGCAGCTTTAAACTTTTCTTCATTAAACTTTTCTCTTCCTAGGAATAAGGAATCAAAAACAGGTGTTAACTCGCCTTTAAAAATATCGTTAATCATTGGTTTTAAAAGATTAATATTAGGATTAAGCTGGACTGCAAGCGAAGATTTGAAGTTTATTGTTGCTTGCTCGTCGCCTGATTTCATAGCTGCAAAATCAAGTGCAGACGTGCTAGAAATGACATTAATTAACTCGCTACCATCTCGATACAAAGTATCCGACATTTTTTTAATGACTTTGTCATCTAAAAGTTCTTGTATGCTATTTACAGATTCTACTTTCTTTTGATCTAAATCTTGTTCGGGTTCTACAATCTGACTGACTGCTTCTTTTGCTGTGTCTTCATCAAGATCTTTATTAGCTATGTCTTTTGAAAGTTCATCGACACTAGCAGCTTTTAACGTATCCATTTTATCACTTATGTCTTGAATAACAGTTGGTGTCTCCATTTTTACTTGATCCAAAAACTTTACTAATGTGTAGCCATCAATTTGCGTATCATCAATAGAAGTTTTGTTTGAATCATTAAGCGTCAAATTTATTGTATTGAGATCATCATAGTCTACTACAACTAAATTTTCTGGAAATGTGTCTGAACTTAAAGTAAGTTTATTCTCAGCAGTAGATTGTGCTTTTATAGTTGTATCACCAGTAGTTGTAAGAAACTGTTTCAAACCAGTCGCAACGCTGTTTCCAGTAGATGAATTGATTTTTTCATACTGAAAATTCAATATAAAAGATGTCGGGAATTCAAAAATGTCTTTTTGATATCTAAATATTTTAGCATTTTTTATAAAGACCTTGACAGACTTTAAAAATCCTTCTTTTGAAAGCTTAATCTTATATTTTTGTGCTGCAGCACTTTCAAAGATTATTCCATCTATATTTTTTTCACCAAATGCTGATAAGTTTTTAATTGATTTATTAAGTATTTTAATAGAATTTGTATCTGCTGTTTCATCAAAACTATCTGTAGATTGTAAAACAATTTCTTTGTTAACTCTATCGCTAAATGTAACAAGTAAAACCTTTAAATCTGTAATTGATTTTTCACCAACTAGACTTGATTCTATTTCACTTTGCATTCCTGGATATCTTTCATAGAGGAAAGATGTTATTACGCCAAAACTTTGCATAAAATTATCTTCGTCACTTGGTTCTTCAAGTTCCGTTTGAATTTGAAAGATTTCTGAAGCATCAATTTCTTCTTCGTCAGCAGCGCCAAGCTTCTCGGCAAAAGCGTCTTCTTCTGGTGAATCGCCTCTATCATTTACAGTATCACCGATTTCTCTGTTAATAGTATCAGGACCAGCGTCTGGAGAAAGTTTGTCGCCGTCTAGTCTAACATCAAGACCCTGCGGCACAAAAGTTTTGTAAAGATCATCCTTAGCTTCACTACTATCAGCTCCATCTTCAATATCAGCACCAAGAGCTTTCAAAGCAGCAGCTTCATCATTATCAAGACTATAAATCGTAGTAAGACCTTGATCAATTTGACTTGATTTAATGTCTATTTCTATATCTTGATCTTTTAGACTTTCAAGGGACTTTAAAATTTCATCTGTAGCACTCTTAAACTCTGTATTGCGTCTTTCTAATCTATCACTTAGCTTTTGTATCTTTCCTTTCTCTTCTTCACCACCTTCATCTTCTATAAGCCTCAAAAGTTTATTATCAACATTTTTAATAGAGTCATAACTAAGTTTTAACGTCAATGATTTTGTAACCATTTTTTCCAATGTAGGTAATAAGTTATCTTTCCAATCTTCCTTCTTGACAGCGCTTAACCAAACTTTAGCGAGTTTAATACACCCAACAGTTTCTTGTTCAAACGATTTTACCAAAGTTGCTAGACCATCAAGTAATACAGATATATCGTACTCTTTGTCTTCTGGCTGTGTATCTGTATCTTGTCCAAGCAATTCATCAAATTCAGAAGGAGAAAGAAGAGTGATGTCATCTTCTGGGAGATCTTCAGCTATTTTTTCAATATTAACTTTAACTTCTTCTTTTGATTCTGATGTCAGTATGCTATTGATCATTTCATCAAATTGCTTTTCAATATACTTGGAAACACTTTTTGATGTTAAATTCCAACTGTCTTTAAATTGTCGTACAAGATCAGCAACAGAGCTTTCTTTTCTAGAAGACAACAAATTTAAAAAGTCTTCTATTTTCTTCTTGCCACCAAATCCTCTTTTTTGATCCGTAGATAGTTTCTTGAAGAAATATACAGAAGCTTCATACACTTTTTCATGATCACTTAACTCTGTATACTTTTCATCTTTTTCGTATTTTCCTTCTTTACTTGAAGTCTTTAAAAGACCTTCATTTTCAATTCTCGAAGAAATAGATTCAAATATTTTTGTAAAGTTTATTTTAACTTGATTTTTTTGTTTAGGAATTAAGTTTTGTGATTTAAATGTCCTAAACATTTGTAAATATCTAGCTTTGTCTATTTTAAGAACATTTTGCTTTGCTTCAAGCATCATTCTAGTTGCGCCAGAATCAACTAGCTTATTTACACTTTGAACGTAAACTTGACCAATACTATTAAAAACACTAATATTTTTTACGTTGTCATTGTTTATATTGTAGAAAGTTTTAAAACCGTTAAAACTCTTTACTTTGTTTTTCAATATAGAAAAGCTTATAGTCTTACCTTGCGCATAATCAATATCTTTTGAAATACCAGGATCTCTAAGAAGTTTTAAAATAAGGGGCTCATCTTCGTTTTTTATTGCTGTAACTACTATGTCTGTTGTTAAAATATAAGCTACGCAATCTTTTATGTTCTTTGGCTCAACGCTATCTTTTTTCCATACAATTTCGTATTTCTTTGATTTATCTTCATTTTCGAATAAAAAGTCAAAGCCTTCTTTGAGCGATATTTTACTGCTATCCATTAATACACCTCTTGATATTTTTTTTCTATTTATTCTATATATTATTACATTACTATAAATTTTGTTTAAATAAAAATGAAAAGGTACTTATTTGATTTTGATTTATTTTTCGCCTTGTTCTTTTTCAACAGTAGGCTTGTAAAAATTGTCAATATTTTTCCTAAAGTAGTTAACAAGATTGTTTAAGTTTATTTTTTGATTTTTGTGATTAATAATAGGTTTTAGCTTGTCATCAAAAAGTCTATTTGCTGCTAAATTGAGTTGAGCTCTTTTAATCTTTTTTTTATTGTTTTGTTCTAGTACAATACTTGTAAAACCTTTAGACTCAAAATACTCTATTGCTTGATTTGCTAAAATAGTAAAATTTTTAATATTGTTTGTGCTGTTGACTTCATCTTTTTCGTTATTAGCAAACTTAACAGGATTATCTAAATTCAATCCAGACGGGCTTGATAGTTTATCAAACTTAATCTCCCTACCTGTATTTATATTAATACCAGTATTTCCTTTTACCTTGTCACCTTGGAAGGCGTGCTGTAACATTGTTTTATTATCATTGTTTAAAAAAGAATTCAAAACATCAAATGCTAAAATAATAGAAACAGCATCTTCATCAGAAGCAATGCTGAAATTGTTGGTAAACAATATTGTCTTTTTCTTATTTTCTTCCTCAAACAAATATCCGTAATGCTCTTTTAAACTTTTTGTTGCCACAATAAAACCTAACTTCGTATAAACTATATATTAATCTTTCTAATTTTTATCCCAGAACCTTTCAATAAATTAATACCTGTCTTATCTCTATACTCTTCTTTATATACAACTTCTTTTACACCACTATTAATTACAGCCATAGCACAATTTTTACAAGGACTTAACGTCAGATACATAACTTTGTCTTTTGGATTATTGAAATCTAACTTTAATAAAGCATTTATCTCAGCGTGCAGCAAACCACTACAACCAGGTACATCAGATTGAGGTACGTTTGACATTCCCTTGGCATTACCATTATACCCTAAAGAAAGCACTTGAGTATTATCTGACGTTACTATGATTGCTCCTACCTTAAATGTAGGGTGATGACTACGCTGCGCAATTGTTTCTGCCATCTTCATCCAGATTTTGTCCCAAGAAGGCCTATTTATATCTAACATTAAATTACTCCGAGGCTATATGTCTATTTTACTACTTGAAAATTATATCAAAACAATCTTAAAAGAAAATAAAGAATTTATAAAAGTTATCAATATATTTGATTTTGATATGACGTTGTTTAAATCAATGTCTGCACCTGATCATTGGAATACAACAGAATCAGGTTACTGGTGGAATTCTGAAGAATCTTTAAATCAAGCTTATTACGATGATAACTTAGACTCTTTATGGATTGAGAATACTATTAACGCTGTAAAAAAATCAATGATTGATAGAAACTCATTAACAGTACTATGTACTGCAAGAAGTGATACTGATGAGATTGTTTATGTTACTAATAAGTTACTACGTCTAAAAGGATTGAAGTTTGACCAAAACTGTCTATACTATAAACCATTAAGATTCTCAGGAAGTACATCTCAATATAAAACAGAAATCATTGAACGCTTACTTAATTCATATAGTTATGCTAAAGAAGTTAATTTCTGGGAAGACAATGAACAAAACTTAAATGCTGCTAAATATTATATTGATCAAAACAACAAATATAATCCTACTAGACAAATACAATTTAACCCAATCTTAGTAAGTGTTTAATTCTTTTTTCCAAGACATTATTTTCTTTTCAAGCTTAAGACTTTTACCTTCTTCAGACGCTTCTTTCAAAGTTATTCTATTCCAAGGAAATATCTTTCCTGTATTTGATCCAGAACTTATTGTATCAATACCCTTTATAGAATATAGATAAACTTTACTATCATTTATGTCTACTCCCCTTTTAAACAAAAGCCTTTGCGGCGGTCTACCTAAATTAAACATTTCATTGTCTCCCATAAGCAACTCACTAGTAGACCAAGGTATTGCAAACTTAATTGCATCTTCTTTGTAAGGCGTCACATAAGAAAACTTGTTTAAAGATTTAAACCTTTCTTTACTACCGTGATAAAACATTCTTTTCTTAACTTCAGGTATATAATATTGAGGCTTAACCTTAAAAGGAATTATAACTTCTATATTATCAACAGCTTTATCTGTTAATATACTTTCGTCTTCTTCCTTAAATTCTCTTTCACTCCAAACTTTATACGCAGCTGCAAAACCCTGCACTCCTTTTACCAATACACACTCACCATCAATCGTAACCGCAAATAGACACTTTTCAATTTGCGACGGCAACAACTTAAAATAATACGTATAACCTTGATTCATTAAAATCTGCTCAGGTGTAACAATATCAGTCGCATTAAATAAACTTGCTTTTACAAACGAAATTTCTTTAGGATGATACTTTATATGCTCCCTATAACACTTTTCATATTTCTGATATGCTTTTCCATTATAAATATCTTCATACTTTTTAGGTCTTATTGACTTAACAAACTTTTTGCTTTGATAAACAAACCAAACGTCTGATGATTTGAAACGTGTTCCTAAATTACTTGGAACAAAAGGAACGTTTATTTTTTTCAATTTTTTTCTCTTTTAAATTTAAAACAAAAACAATTATTAGTCTCTAAAATAAATGCTATTAAGAGGATTTACAATCAATTTTGCAATAGTTGTAGAATTATCTGGATCATTTATCCAGTCTTCTGATTTGTTAACTAAACTCCAAAATTCTTTTTGACTGCCATTAATAATTTTATTTCTTGCGCTTTCACTTTTAAATAGATTATTCATTAAAACGTAAGCAGTTACAGCGCCGTACGAAGTTCTTTTTGACGTCTTATCAGCTCTAATAATATCAAAATCAACACCAAAAATTTGTCGATCTCTTTCTGTATTGACAAATCCTTTGCTTTCAAATACTTGTATGACCTTTTCATATATTTTTTGTTTTTTAGATTGCAAATCAGTTTGACCTCTATCAGCACCTGACAGATAAATTTTTAAATTATCAGCATCAGTAAAATATTTTACAAAGCTATTCTTGTGATTCTTTAATAAATCATCAACTGAATGGTTTAATACATTTATCGTCTTAAACTCAGTAATTTGTATACTTTCTATTACATTATTTATTTCTGCAAAGTCTTTTACCTCTAACATCGCATCAGCAAAATTTTTAATATGTTCACCAAATGCTTTTTCTAATTTTTTTGGAGAAAGTGACTTATCAAACTGCAAGTCTTTATGCTGTAGTGTAAAATACATTTGATGAGTTCTTAGCACGTGTGATGCATTGTTTTGAGAAACCTCAGTATCGTCTAACTGTCCTCTCGTTATACTACGATTTGTATTAATATTTTTTAAGTTTATTTGACACCATGAACCTTTTAAAATTCTTTCATTTTCAGGCAAAGTCTCCATTTGGGCGCTAAAGTGCTTAATTGCGTCTTTTACATTTTGTTTTGTTGCAGTTCTATTTATTATATCTTTTATTTGATCAAAATTTCCTTCGTGAAAAAAGTTTCGATAATGTGATGCTCGTAACATATCATCGTATATCTTTGAAAAAATACTTATTTTTTCTGATGTGTCTCCGTCTTTGACTCTCTGAGATGACAATATTTTAATTAATTCTTGAAAGTTTTCGTCTCGCGTTGACTCATTTAAAAAGACTTTAACATAATTTTCTATTAATTGATTCATTATATAACCCGTTTGTAGTTTATTATAAGATAACTATTCTTTAAAAGTAGAATAATGTTTTGCACATCTTGGCTCATACATTCCGTGAGAACCAACTTTTTCTTCTGCTGTTGCATTATGAATATCAAACATTGCCTCTGTAAAATACGCATCTTGATCACAATCTGTACAAACAGCCGGACATATTTCAATTTTTGTAGCCCACGGTAATATGTTCTTTATACTTTCAAAAGGAATCTCATTCGCATCTAACTGTATCGATGCTATCACAACTGATACTCCCTTTCTATAAAGACTTATAAGCACATTATCAATCCCCTCAATCATAAACCCTTCATCAACAGCGACCAAAGTATTAGAATTACAATCTTGCTCATCTAAATAATTAAAAATCTCCTCAGCATTCTCAATACAAAAAGCAGGAAATCTTCCTCCACTATGTGTGCTTATCTTGTCAACACTATATCGCTTATCTTTTTTAGCTTTAAACGCTATAACTTTTCTACCTCGATATGTAGCACGATCAATTTCACCCATCAATCTCGTAGTCTTCGAACCAAACATAGGACCTGTATACACTATAAAACTGGGATTCACTTTCTTCTCCTAAGGGACAATATGTGCAGACCTAATATTGACTGTTAAATTTATCTCAATGTCTTCAGGTAAAGACATCTCTTTGGCTGCTCTTACACTAAGTATCTTAAGAAATTCATAATCAGCCCACAAAGTTTTCGATACATTTGAAGACCTTAGAGACGCCGACACATTTAATTTATTTTGACGCCACAAAAAATGTATCATCGATATACAACTATCACTAGTGTATATAAATCTTCTACTATCATGCTTTTGTGATTTATTATGCTCGTTTAAACCCACAAACTCTCTAAATATTTTATTAAAAAACTCAAACTCAATTTTTTCAAAATATTCTTTTTCTTCAGGAAAATCTAAAACTGTCAAGTCTAGACTACTTCTATCAACTACTTCTTTACACTCAACATCAATCAACTCATTTCTGCCACTATTAAATACTAAAGACTTTATCAATTCCTGCCCGGGCATATCATTCAATGCGTCAATAAATGACAATGCAACTTCAACGTTCTTCTCTAAGTCGTCTCCTTCTAATACTAACACATTTGGAAAAGAACCAAAACCCATTTTTGATATATTTCTAAAATGATTTCTTACATCTAAAACACTTATTTCATCTTGAAAATCATCCCCTCTAACGCGCAATCTATCAAGCACAACACTTTCAGACGGGAGTAACACAATATAAAGTGTATCCAATCGTTTTAGATCATCTAAAACTTTGTCAAACCAAAGTGAAGTGTCTTCTCTTCCATACATCTTTGCGTAAACAAACATAGACATACAACTTCTGTCTTGTATGTTATACTTAAAGCTTGTTTCTTTATGGAGTCTATTGTATAACGTAGTTTTACCACTACAGTCAGGACCTTCAATGTTTATATTAAAAAATCTCATAATTGCACTTTCTTTTTATATTATTATATAATATTTAAAATAAATTTACACAAAAGAGTAATAAATGAATAAACTTTCTAAAAAAGAATTTAAAAATATGTTGTATGAGTGGAAAATACTCTTAGAACAAAGAAAAGAAGAACTAACACTTAGTGACATTGCCAAGCTACATACAGAAGGCAAAACATTATATCATATTACACATTATCCTCCTGAAAAGTTTAACAGCGGTCTTAAATTAGACAATGCTACATCTTTAAGCACAAAGCAAGCATCATCTGGACAAGGATCAGGTATCTACTTTTTTTGTAAACCCAAGATTTTAGAAAAAGCTTTTAGCAATAATAACGCTGATTATTTATTAATTGTAGAAAAAGATTATAAAAATAACCTTGACTTTCTTCCAGACTTAGAAATATGTGCAGGATTTTTTGTTGACTGGTATGTAAACAATATAGATAGACTAACAAGCAACGGTTTTACATCAAGCGTAATTCGAAAACACTTTGTAAAAGGTGGACCTCACCCAATACTTTCATCAGGATCTCCACACACAGCTCTGGTTCCGCAAGGAGGTAAAATGCACGTTCTTTCAAGATACAAATCTTATGAATCATTTGCATCAGAATCAGGTGAAATTGTTTATCAAGCTTTGGAAGAACTTAAGTCCTTTAGTATGCAAGAATATACCACTGCAATAGATTATATTATGTCAAACGATATAGATGCTGTTAAGTACGTTAGTTCAAGTATACTTGATATTAAAAATATATATAAACTAGACAAAAGTAAAAACACGTTCAAAGAACATACTTAAAAACATATTTTAGGAGAAAACAAATATGAAAATTACAGAAAGACGTTTACGCTCAATTATTAGAAGTGTTATAAAAGAAAGTATAGATAACCACGATCCTAAAGTTGAAGAAGTTGAAGAATATGTAAAGTCTTATATTAAAGATATGGGAAGAATGTTAAATAGAGAATGGGCAGATACATCATACTCTGGCAATACTGATAGAAAATATATGTTAAAAATGCTCAAATATAGAGAAGTATGTCAAAAAGAAGGCATCGATATGATTGAAGTAAACAACAATTTTTATTCAGACAGACGGTCTGCAGAAGATCCAAGAATTGAGCAATATGGTTTAGATCGTGATGCAATTGAGAGATATAATTATGGTGATAAATTTAGTATAGATCAGCTTAAGTCGATTATTAGCAAAATAGACCAAATAGCTATGGAAAGAGGAGTATTTAGTGTTCAAAATCCTCCTATGGAAATTGACCCAGATACTAACAAATATATTATGTAGTTTAAATTTAACTCTTAGTCAAACGCATTAATCTTTTTAAGTTTAGCAAGGCTTGACGACATACCCCATCCTGCATCATTCTTCACATCAGCAATAATTTTATCATATTTAAGAACATATTTAAGAACATATTTTAGGAGAAAACAAATATGAAAATTACAGAAAGACGTTTACGATCGCTGATCAGACAAGTAATCAAAGAATCACGATTAAATGAAATGATGGGTGATATGCATCACTTTGACGCGCTAGCAGGTGTTAGCGGTCATGAAAAGTCAAATATCTTAAGGCAAAAAGTAAACAGCTGGGAAGAAGCTGTTAACGCAATGAGAAGTGCAAGTGGAAGACAAGAGATACAAGAATACTATCCTGGAGTTTCTGCTTTTGTAATTGGTATGGCTGCAATGTTAGCTGTAGGGACACCTGCATTAATTGCAGGTTCAGCTTTAACTACAATTAGCGTAGGTGTTACCGTAGCTGGTTCGATTGACATTATTCTCGAGGCGTTTGAAAACAGACAACTTCAAGACAAGTTTCGTGCTGACATGAAGAATCAAATTGATATGCTTGAAGAAGAATTTTTTAAGGCTTGTCGTGTAGCTGGTGGTCCTTCTAAACTTTTTGTCGGTATATCAAACGAAAGCGAAGCTTTTAAAATGTTTTTGCAGCAGTCTGGTTTAATGTCGCAACAAGACATTGATGCTTACAGATTTTAGTTGTAAATATTGTTAATCAAAAGCGTTAATCTTTTTAAGCTTACCTAGATTCGTAGACATTCCCCATCCAGCATCATTCTTCACATCAGCAAGCCACGTACTAAACTCAACCTCGCCATCTAATGACCCCCAAACTCGTAACCATCCGCTACGATTGTCTGAGTCTACACACTTCCACCTCATAAACGCCTTCCCGTTCTTAGTCGTCTTACGAATAACCTCAGTCACTGTAAACCATCCAATACCACGATCTCCAGAAGGTATATCAAACACACTGGAGATTTCTTTCTGTTTTAACTTGTTCAATAATCTAGGTGGAAACAATAGGTCGTCACTTGCGTCATTACTGAGTTCAAAATAGTTCTTAATCTTTTCATTCCTACTCCAATCACTAACAACCTTATACTTCGCAATCAACTCATCAACAATAGGCACAATCTCTTCATCATTCTTTAACGCTCTTTTTACGGCAGTTTTTGTCATTCCATATCTACCTTTCTTGAGTAGATTATAGTTATCCAAGATTAAATCATACATTTGCTTATGATTATCTAATACATCATCTTGAAACTCCTGGAGAGACTTAAATGCTTCCATCTTTGCTAATGACGAAAAAGCTGTTTTGTTCAGCTTGGAATGTCTCCATTCTCCTACTTCATTGTAAAATAGATCTGATAAGTTTTTATATGGTCTATTTTCAAATACTTCTTCAACAGCTTTATCACCTACTCCTTTAAGCGATGTCAACGGCGGCACAAAAGCTTTCAACACATCAGAATATTCCCATTCAGCTTCAGAGTGGTTTATATCTATTGCAGCAATTTCATATCCAAATGACTTAATCTCTGAAATGGCTTTTGACATTCCTTTAGGATTACCATTCTCAGATTGCAATATTGCTGCCATCCACTCAGTCTCGTGATGTGTATGTAGCCATGCCGCATAATACGACCCAATAGCATATGCAACTGCATGGGAAAGATTGAAGCCATAAACTGCGAAACCTTCTATGTCTTGCCAGAGCTTCGAAGAAATACTCTCAGGAATGTCATTGAGCTCTTTGGCACCTTTAATAAACTTCTCTCTAGCAATTGCCTTTTCTGATCCTTTAGAATGCAAAGTATCTAGTGATTTCTTTACAAGCGTCTTTCGTAACTTATCACTCTCACCCGGTGAAAACCCAGCAAGCTTTTGTGCCATCAACATGAATTGCTCTTGAAAGCAAAAGTAGCCGTAAGTATATCCAAGTACTTCTTCTATGATAGGATGATCGTACACAATATCATTAGCATTGTTTTTTGCCTTAACATATTTCTTGTGCACATTTGCTTTAAGCGGTCCAGGGCGATATATCGCAGTAATTGTTGCTAACTCCTGTATACTTACAGGCGATGCATCCATTGAAAACTGTCTAGCACCCTGATTTGTGAACTGGAATATGCCAACGAAGTGACCATCCTTATACACATGTTCCCAAACTTTAGGGTCATCCTGTTTGACAAACCTACAGTTTAAATGCTTATCAAAGAATGCTCTTGCATCTGTGAATGTAGGATTTTTCATTCCGCTTTTTCTTAGGATTCTATAAATGCAATTCTCTACATCTTTAAGAAGCGTTAAACCTAAGAAGTCAAACTTTAGAAAACCGTTGTCTTCAAGATTCCTAAAGTTCATACCTTCAGTCCACGGTGTTTGTAGTTCTCCACGAACACCAACAATTGGCATCGATTGCTCAAGAAGGTCTGCGTCTGCTATAATAACACCCCCAGCGTGACGCCCACAGTTTGATATTGTAATATTGTTTGCAATAAGATTGGGATGCTCATCATAAAAATTCTTATTATCAATATTATGATGTATATCATAAACGGGTTGAATTGTGTTTGTATTCTTAATGCTTTTGATTCTTAATAATTCCAATTATATACTCCTTCAAGTGCTGTCTATTGAATTCTTTGACGTCACATTCCCATATTGTTAAAAAATTATAACCACTATTTATTACATTTACACGCTTGGCATTATCATACTCCCATATTTCTCTTGCTAAAATCTTTTTATGAGGATGATAATAATTTTCATTAAACTGATTCGGATTAGCATGCCAGTAGTCACCATTAAATTCAATATAAAGATTAAAGTCTTTCAAGAAAAAGTCGTACCTATATTTTTTATTACAAGACTTCTGCTGTATAAAACTTATGTCTAACTCTTCTAGAATATTTGCTATTCTTTTTTCATAACTAGATGTGTAACTTTGTCTTTTAATGGTACCATTATTTAATGCATCAAAATATCCAGACAGCATTTTCGCGTGTATTTCTTTAAATTTTTCTGGATGTGTTTTAGATATATGTTTTATTCTGCCTGAAGCATAACCTTCCTTTAATGATTTTCCGATCTTAGCTCTTATTGCAAAGAGTTCATCATCAGACTTAAATCGCCAATAATAAATCTTTTCTTCTCTTTCTTTTTCAGTAAGTGAGTATATTGGATTATTCTTTCCAGTTCTACTATCTGCATATTTCTCTATACTTGCATGATCATATTTAGTCAAACCTTTATTCCAAACAGGATTTTCTTTGTAATACTCTTTACCAGCTTCAGAAGTTGTTCTTTTTTTAACTTTCATATATTTTAAGAAGTTTAAAATATCACCTTTTTGAACTGGAAAAAGATTAAATAGTTGTGTGACTTCTTTTGCTATTTGGTTGGCAGACTTTTTACTTTCAAGATACTCACGAGCAATATCATACTTGTTTTTATAAATATCATGAAAATATAACATTTTTTTTGACTTAGACTTTACATTTTTATAATGAACACTTACATGTCTTCCAAGATTTTTATATTCTTTATTACAAATTTTACATAACATGTTAATTTCACCTCCTGCTATTAACTATATGCAAGCGGTGCAAATGTTAAAATTTAATCAATATATCACTTTCACTTAGTTCACATACTTTTTTATACCCATCTTGGGTCATAACTTCATGATCTGGAGTAAGTTTAATCTTTTTTCCACATTCTGTTTCAATTTCAAACACTTCTTTTTTACCCATATAATGCAATTCATAGTCGTGATTAACTTTTTGATTGCCTTCATTGTCAATATAAACAATTCCATCAGACACAGGATTAAGTTCTTCAATGTCCATATAACCACGATCAGTCAAGATATGTGTATCTTTAGTAAAACAACTTCTATTTTGCATAAACAAAGTATCTACATGTTCAGCAACTTCTGGATATGTTGTCATAAATTCGTTATACTCTGGTGAATATTTCATGCAGTCTTCATGCTTAAGAACAAATACAGACTTTTCTTGATTTTTATCCATTGCTTTCTGCATAACTTGATCTTGAAGAGGACCAGTTACCTTATTGACTTCGTCAAATGGAATATCATAAAACTTTGCAATGTCTTTTACAAGTGATTTAAGCTTAAGCGTGTTAAAGTTTGATACTGGAATAACAGCATCGTCGCCATATAACTCTTTTGCTGCGTTGATCAGCTCATCTCGGTCTCCAGCATCTGTGTCAATATCCGGCCAGCTTGTATTATGTGTCAAGATAAATTCATTCATGGGGTCTTCTGAAACGTAGAAAGTGTGATCGCCTTCTACTTCAATATCAATCATATCTTGATCGTAATGTACAAAGTTGATTTCCTCAATCTCGTATAGATTATTGTCTTTCATTTTATTCCTTTATTTATCTCTGGCTAATCGAATTAGTTTGTCACCTTTTTGTAAATGGCATGCCATTGTTTCTACTTCGTTACCATTACGATTAACAATCCAACGATGATTAGGTGAGCAAATAATTTTACGACCATTAAATTTTATTTCAACAGCCATATCGTGTTGTGTTATAGCCTTATCAATAATTTTTCTATACTGACCTGTATGCGTTAGTACTTTTTCGCCTTCACTAACATCTTTAATCTTCTTTTTACCATATTCAGATATAACGTAAGTATCTTCGTCTAGACATCTATGTCTGCCTAAGAATCTACTCCAAAGCAAGTTATAAGGAATTGGATCGAGTTGTGTAATGCCTAACAAGTAGTTAACTAAACTCCCCGCACCTGAGCCTCTTCCAGCTCCAAATAATGTCTTTGTTTCAGCTTTTTTAAAGATCTCATACATTGTAATAAAGTAAGCTTCGTGTCCAAGATACTTAATATCAGACAATTCATATTTAGCTCTATCTACGTACTCTTTATTAGTATGTAACCCTTCAGTAACGAGAGCGTTTTTAACCAAGTCTGATAGGTGTTTAAAGGGCGTCTTGTTAGGTATTGTTATTGTTGGTAGTTTTGCGCTTACATCTATCCATGTATCTTCAAAGTCATTCCAGGCAATGTCGTGTGTTCTTTCTATTGACTCTTTAACGAGCTGCTCGTTCCCTTTATAGAAGTCGTGTTCTTTGTACCCTTCAAGGAACTCATCCCACATTTGTTGTGCATTTTTTGGATACAGCTCACATTTAAGATCTTCAAATGCTGGAAGAGTTAAGTTATCTTTCTTACCGAGCCAGCCAAGTTTCTTGTATAGCTCTCTTGCTTGCCATTTATCGTTGCTCGGGTAATGAGAATCTGCTGTTGAGATGAGAGGAATGCCAGTTAGTTTATGATGTTCTATGAGGTAGTCATTAACAACGTGTTGTTTGTTTAGCTTATTGAACTGTAGTTCTAGTTTGAAGTTTTCAATGCCAACTGCGTCTGTAAATCTGTCTGTAAGGTTTAAAAGATCTTTTTGGATTTCGTCACGTGACTTATCATGTGCAACGCCGCGGAGTATTCTATTGCTAAAAATCCCGCCTAAACAGTTATGAACTAAAATGTTATTAGCAAAAAAATTATGATTATCTTCGACAGTGATATCATAAACATCAGAAGTTTCATCTATCTCTTCAATTAGATCAACTTCAATATATTTTGTTTGAATTTCTTTCAAAATTATTCCTTTTTTTATATTTTAAAACAATCAATCAATATTTACACGATCTCTAATTAAACTAATTGTATTGTCAATTTCATTTTCCCATATAGTCATATAGCGGTAATTTCTTTTTTCTGCAACTTTCATTTTATACAAATCAGAATTCCAAACGTCTATTGCTTTTACTTGTCCACTTGGAAAGTTTAATACAGAGTTTTCGTTGTATAACGAAGGATGAGCATGCCAATAAAGACCGTGACATTCAATAATTAAATTAAATGTAGGTAAATAAAAGTCATATACATAGCACTTTTTATTATACACAGTTTCATCTTTATCTAGTGATATTCGATATTGCGTAGAATATTCAATGTTATTTTTCTTGAGTAAAGATTCAATTCGCTTTTCAGTTTTAGGCTGTGATGTTTTTTTAAGAGCATTAATCGCACCTTTGACAGCTCTTTCAGAGATTATTTTATTTGCATTCTCTTCACTTAATCCTTTCTTAGTCCAAAACTCAATACAAAAAGGAGAATTAGATCTTTTATACTTTTCTAAACTTTGTATTGCTTCTTCTTTGTTGTTTGTAATGCTTAACCAAAAGTCTAAAGTCTGTTTTTCATTGTAAGGTTTCCCAGATTTTTTTCTCGACTTTACTGTACCTTTTTGACCTTTTAAAGAAGACTTCAAATAATAATTTTCAATTTCTTCCATTGTAGTATTTTTAGGAAATTTGAATTGGCTCCTAAACGCTGTTGAAGTTTTTTGATTATTTGGGTGAAGTATAAAGCCAATTTTATCTTTTAAAAGTGTTGAAAAAGTCTGTAATGATATGTTTAAATCATTAAAGCATTTTTTATTGTCTCGTAAAATCATCTGGTAAATCATCGAAAAAGAATAAAGTTTATCAATAAAACTTTGTATTTCTTCTTTTTCGTAGTATGAAAAAAGTATTTCTTCTCTAATTTTCCATATATTAATCTTTTTTGTTTTCATAATAACTGCCTCCTAGACAATACTAAGTATATTGTCTTAGAGGTTTATATTGATAATTTTGTCTCCTGCTATAATATCTTTCGCATCAATCCAACCTTTGACCTTAACAAGGACACGATGATCAGGAGTAAGTTTAATTTCATTCCCATCTTTGTCTTTAATTCTTAATAGCTTAGCATTCTTTCGTGTTTTATCACCCCAAATAATTTTTTTAAACTCAGCTTTGCTAGTATATTCATTGTAAGAAAGAATTTGAATTTCTTCACCTTTGTTAAATCTTTCTACAACTTCTTTAATAGATAAACTTCCAGCTGACGTCTGTAAAGATGTGTCTGGGTGTAAACATGCAGAATTTACGTGTAAGCCTTCGCCGTGTTCTTTAAGCATTTTAAAGTCAATGCGTGGGTATCTATAGAAGCCGTCTTTATATGACTTCTTTACAAGAGTGAATAGGTTATTAAGGCCTTTTCTATTTCTTGCTGTGACGACTAAGTGATAGCGACGTTTCCATTCGTCTTTAAGGATATCAATCTTTTTGGATTCATCTTCATCCTCTATAACAAGACCACCGCTTTCATCATCAGCATCAATGATGATTTTTTCTTTACTTTTCTTTTCAGCAGCTGCTGCTGTTTTAGCATCTTTAATTGCTTGTTTATGAGCTGCGTAGTCATTAGTCCATTGATCTAGTGAGGGAACAAAATAGAATTCGACTCCGTAGATTTGTCTAAACTTTTTCCCAGCCTTTTGCATTTTGACAGCGTGCGAGTGTGCGTGAGCAAGACCGTTACCATTACCGTGATCTGTTAACGCCCAGGCATCCATACCTTGTGATTCAGAAAGTACGAAGTCTATATGATCTGATGGGTAACCTAATCCATCAAAAGTGCTAAAAGTTGAGTGAGAATGAAGAGAAACAAACCTGTCTGGTGGAGTTATTAAATCAATAGACAAATTATATACCTTTCTTGTTTTTATTTATTATAACAACATTATATTTATATTTACACATAAAAGATATAACAAGGCTTATAATGACAAAGTACAGTTTAAAAGAAAATTTTCTTATTAAAGAAAATAAAGGAATAGAGCTAAGAGGAAACAAGCTTTCAGTTTATCACTTAACAGGTGCAAAAAAGTTTAAAGATTACTCGTCTTATGTAAAAGATACAGAAAAACCTTTTAAGCCTAGCAAGCCAAGAAAAGTCAAAGATCGTGCTAGAAACATTATTAATAGAGTTACTTATGATAAAGCCATGAGTGGTGTAACCAAGCAAAGTAAAAGCGATATAGAGTTTCAAGGAATTACAGAACTGCTATCAGACCCATATACAGTGGGAACTGGGTTTACACCTGGCCACGGAGATATGTACGGCCCAGGATTATATACATGTTACGATTTTAACCCTTCTATTGTTCATTTGTATGGGGATATATGTTTTAAATTTGAAGTTGACATTAGCAATTATATTATATTTTTTGAAGATTTGGCTAAACAAATTCACGGTGATAAATGGAAGCTAGAAGACCAGATAGAAAAGTTGTTTGATGAAAAGTTTTCTTCTCTTGCAAAAGACGAATTATTTGCGAAAACAAAAGAAGACTTAAAACAATATTGCACTCCATTAACACAACGAATAAATGGGACTAGTTATTTAGTGGACGATCCTAACAATAAAAATCTAACTTCATCTTCTGCTTTTTCTTTTACTAAATACGTCATGGGTAATTATACACCCAAGTATTTAACTTCTGTCATAGACGGTATTATATTTAGAGGTGACCATGACGGACCTGTTTGCGTTGTTTACAATCCTCAAAGAAAAGCAAAAGTTGTAGAATTAGGTAGAGTTGTAGGTAAAGAAGTAGAATGGCATTCAAATGTTTCGAGTTTTTTTCCAGACCAAAAGCTAGCACTAGACATAGACTTTGAAACGCTAAATGATATTGCGCAAGAAAACGATGTTGACGAAGAAGACTTTAAACAAGATCAACTACAAAGTGTAGAAGGACTTTTGCCTACACTTTATTGGTGCAATGAAATCAATAAAGTTGCAGACTCTCCTGAGCTAACATACGAAACAATACAAAAGGTTTATGACTTAGTTGTTAATGATAACTTAAAAATAGAAAGTATGTTTATTAACCACGTTTTATTTTCAAATACAAAAAACAAAATAAATAAAGCTGTTGGCACAGGTGGTAATCCATTACAAGCCTTTAAAGTTGACCAAAACAACATAGAAAATATTCACTTAGAATGCTTAAACTTAATAACTGAACTTTGTAAAAAAATAAACTATTTCACAGACAATGACGTTAATTATTATTTTCCAAGATTTTTAGATGTAATAACTTCTCCAATAAACAAGCAAAGTGTTACAAAAAAAGATTTCGAAAGGTTTATTGATATTTACATAGAAAATGCAGACAAAGTCAGCTATGGTATGTTAGTTTTTCGTAACATACAATATGGCGGCCACTTATCTGTAAATGATATGTTATTTTCTAGAAAGTCTCTAAATAAGTTAAACAGTCTTGACAATAGTCGTTTAATGATGAACGTAGAATTGTATCAAGTTGCTCAATTAGCAAGATATCGAAGTCGCTTAGATAATCTTACTGGCCAAGATATACTTGATGTTTTAATAAAAATGCTTACTTTTTACTTTCCGACAAAAAACAAAGACTATAAAACAGCAATTTGCAAGCTTCCTTGGGAAAGAAAATACTTTACAGAATTACCTGAAATTCAGCAGTTTCTGTTTGAAGAGCTTGATACGATTTCTTCAGCACAAATTGCAGGATCTATTGACAATATGACTCGTGGTGTTTTTACCTTATTCCAGAATGAAATAATAAGCTGTGTAAGAATTGATCTTTTAAATAAAATAATTGATATAATTTTTGAAGACATCGATAGATTAGGCACAAAAGCTAGACAGGGTGTTGAACAAAATTTATTAGACATTAGAGATGAAAACATTAAAAGGCAGATTACAAACCAGAAATACCACCAATTTATTAATCAAAAGCTTGACACTGCAAACAATTGGAGTCCTTTAATTGATGAACTCAAGCAATCACAAACGCCTGCAGAAACCCGATTAATACTTAAAAATAATAGAAAAGTTGAAACAAAGAACAAAGAATACGCTGAAGCATTAGTTTCAGGAATAATTTCAGGTGATATTCCTCCAGATATTAGCAATCTCCAAATGTATTTAAGATGGATTAGTTATGAAATAAAGCTACCATTTCAGACACTCATCTCTTTATGTGAAGCTTGTTTTAGTTATATTGATATCAAACCAAACAGCAAAAAACATTTTAATGATCTTTTAATGCTTTTGTTAAGATCTTCGAAAGGTGTAGAACAATATCTTGAGACTATTGCTCTGCTAAAAACAATACCAGAAGCTCACATGAATAGTTTAGAACTAGGTAGAATACATTATACAGAAGGTGACAACGATTTATTTGAACGGGTTGCAAATAATTCTAGTCTGCTATCATTGTTTTTTAGTGGGATGAGTCAGCGGCAAGTTCTTAAAATTGCTAAGGGCATACATCGAAGCGTCAATTATGCTGTAACACTTGCACCTGACGCCAATTTATATTTACCTGACGAAGGTATTAAAATTGTAATAGATTATATAGAAAAAATGTTTGGTAAAGGATCTATACTTAAATTAATTAGTGAGACTAGACATCTACTTCTACAAAAACAAAACTCGCAAGATCCGCAAGAATCAAATGAGACGCTAATTAAAAAATACATTTCTTTAATTCTGTCTTAAAATCCAGATATGATTAGAATATTATTCTGATGGTGAAAATCTTAAGAAAAAATTACCAAGAGCATACAATTATTTAAAGAATGCATCAAAGCATGGAATAGGCTAAACTTCAGCCTTAGTAACCCACAATCCGTCATTATTCTCTAAATCAATAGTTTCTTTTTGTAAACCATTCAGGTAAACAATCAACCCGTTAACAAAGTAGTGATCTTGAATAGTCTCTACAATTAAGCAGTTTTCTTTAATACACATTCCGTGATAAAATACATTGATAATATCACCTTTGTTTAACTGTGATACAAATCGTATCTCTTCTTGTTTGTTTTCATTACTCGCTAACATTTAAATTCACGTCTCCCCATCTTAAAGTTAATTGTGCACTATCATTCAACATTTCAGTACAGATATAAAATGGATCAACATCATAAAACTTAAACACTTTTGTATCTTCATTATATACATAATCAATGTTTTCATCTAACAAGTCTAAACCATTAAATACGTTAATAGGTAACTCAGCTAAAACCGGTCCTATTCTACACATTATCTCTTCTATAATAGCTTGAAATGCTAATTGCACTTGATTAGCATTGACTGCATAACTATACTCTTCTGGATTTTGACTAAGAGTATTTCCACTTATACTTTGCAAAGCACTCTGGTTTGCATTGTCAACACCCAAAGTATATACTGTAATACAAGGATTTTGTGATGTAGTAAATAAACATGCATCATTGTTCAAGCTTAATACGTTATTTTGAACAAAGTTTTGCGAAGAGTCTATACCTTCGTTTGGTGAGCCGTCACTTATCAAAAGTATGTAGTATACTTCGTAATTGCTAGTTTGTATTTGATTTAATGCTTCGTTCAAAGGCTTTACAAAATTTGTCCCACCGCCAGGATTATTGCTGTTAATTATAGTGTGTATAGATTGCTTGTGTTGCTGACCTTTTCCAATATTTGATGTTGTTATAATGTCGCTATTATAAAGAATAACAGAGTAACTTAGATTATAATCAGAATCTATAAATGACCTTACTGTGTCTTTTAACTGTGTAATTCTATTTCCATTCATAGAACCACTAAAATCAAGCAACATTATTACAGCAGCGTCTACAATACTCACATCATGCTCTTCTTCCTTGACTTTAACTACAACATCCTTGGAAACTTCTCCACGACCAGGATTGTACGTAGATGATATAGTAAAAACTCTTTCACATATACCTACACCATCACACTCTAATCCTTCGTCAACACAACTCATGTTCGGCACAGGCATGTTCAAAAAACCACTACAGCTATTCAAAAAACCACTAGAACAAATACTCTCAATATCGTTTGTGCTGATAATACTTCTTCCTACTCCCACGCTACACGAATCTAAACTTTGTTTTTCTTCAACAACATTAAGAGAAATCCTTCCGTATTGTATTACTATGTATGACAGTATAGATAAGACTGCAGCCAACAAAACTATAGTTAACGCCGCGAATCCTTTACTGTGTTTTCTTAAGATATATAAGTCTTCTTGTTCCATGATAATTTTTGTTTTCTATATTGTCAACTGTCCAATAATGACCACTTTGTTTTATTATTTTATAAAATTCATGCATTAACAACACATCGATATTAAGCCCTTGCTGCTTTAAAATATCTGCAGCTAGAAGATTAGAATTAAACTTCCTATCTCTTCTTATTGCTTTTAACTCTACATATCTATCCTCATCGGGATGATAAAAGTCCGGTGTATACTGCTTGTCTCTTCCATCATATTGAACTGTAAATGTTTTATGCTCATAAACATAAGGTTTTTTTGTAGCTTCACACCATCTCGCATAGTCTGCCTCTAAAGATGACTTAAAAAAGTAATTGCTCGGCAAATCATATCTAAAACCTAACCTACCATTTGAAGGTATTTCATGTAAACCGCTGCTTTGAGCCTTATACTGACATTGCTTACCACAATATTTCGTAGGTTTACCAACAGGTTTTTGATAAACATCGCCGCAGTAGTCACAAGTCAAATCCATTCTTTCATGCTTGTGCTCTTTGATATAACAGTCTCTAGAACAATATTTCTTTCCTCTTTTAGATTTAAACTCCTCTTGACAGCTAACACATTTTTCAATCTTATATTGTATTGACTTTTTATCTTTGCATAACTTAGAACAAAACTTTGATTTTTCTGCTCTTGATGCAAGTTTTTTATATTCGCAAGCACAATTTGTGCATATCAATGTTACTTGTGTACTTTTTCTAACCATAACTTACTCCTTTAAGAGTAAGTATCTAACAATGCGATTAGTTTACAGGTTGAGTCTAATTCACTTAGGGAAAAACATCTTCAAATCAATGTTTTTATCTTTTGCTTCTGTTAAATGTTTAAGTGGATTAAACTTATTAAATTTATCCATTTCTTTTATTGACTCCCAAGATTGTCTTATTCCTTCCTTAAGACTTCTAGTTCTACTTTTCCCTATAACGTCTAGAAATTTATCGTTACTTAATCTATGGTTTCCCAAGTAATCAGTTTCAGGGTGCCACTTAATAACTGACTCTAAACTTCTACTAGTCACTTCTTCAATTAAACTAACTATTTCTAACGTGTTATAAGGATTCTCTGCTGTAATGTTGAAATCTTCATAACTAATATCGTTTACAATTAAATCCATAACACTACTACAAAAATCTTCAACATGCATATAATCCTTTATCTTTTCAGGATTTAAAAACATATCTATATTATTTATATTATTATGTATACAAAATAATGACTTTGATATAAGTGAATTCATATCTCCTACACCACCATAAGCAAATAACGGTCTAACTACTAACCAGTTTTTTGCATTATTCTTAACAGTCATTTCGCCAGCATATTTTTGAACAGCATAATTTGTTCTAGGATATATTGTGCTGTCCTCATAGATTTCATTTTCTTGATAAAGATACGTATCATATATAACTGTTGTCCCTATATACACAATCTTTGTATTCGTATTATTAGCTGCCTCAGTTATAATGTGTGTTCCTAACACATTAGTTGATATTGCATGCTCCGGGTTTAACGCAACAACATCAGTTCCTACAACAGCAGCATTATGTATAACAACATCAACATCTAAGTCTGAAAGAAGCTGTGACCATTTTTCGATGCTATTACTATACACACATACTTCACCACTCTCAGTAGTTTCATAGCCTTCTGAATATTTGCTTTCATCTAACGATACAAATTCATGACTAAATTTATTAATTTTATTTGATAAGTTGCTAGCGATAAAACCTTTTTCACCAGTTATTGCAATTCTCATTTTAGCTTGTCCTTTCACGATTTATAATTCTCATATCTTGTGTTCTTATTTTTTTTACGTTCCCATTGTTATATACAGAATATTCAAAAAAACTTCGTTCTCCCCATCTAGTCTCTTTTGTAAAAAGATGCTTTCTATCTAAAATCAAACTTCTCTCAACAAAAGAAGCAAAAATACAATTGTATTCGTAATGAACGTAGTCTCCTATTTTTAAACCGCTCTTATATGAACTATACTTTTCCATTTTTATATCACCTTATACTTCGTCATATCAACGTTTTTATAAACTACGTTGTCATATAGCAATTCATAAACATAATAGTCTCTAATCGCATTAGAATACGTCTTTTTTTTATTCAAGACAATGACATTATTGATTTCTTTGTCTGCTGTAATGTCTTTCATATTTATCAAAGAACCTATTTTTATCATTTTTGCTTTTCAATTCTTTTATACTAGATAAATTTTTAACTTCTATACTTGAATTATAATTCATATTAAGTTTCAATATAAAACCGGATTCTTTTAAAAATACTATTTGACTCGGCCTAATATTGCTATCTGTATAAATGGCGTCAATCACTAAACAATTATCATATATATCTATTGAATTATAGTAATGTTGATGAATTTTTACACATACAAGATTACCAATATCTTCTTCATCCAAGAAAAAACTGTTATTTATCTTAAAAAACACTTTTAAATTACTTTATACGTTATTATATTATAAGGTATGACATCTATTTCATTGTTTGATAGAACGTAAATCATAGCATAAAAGTTTCTATCTTTTTTTATGTCTATAACTAATCCTATTTTTTCTTCTTCATTTGAATATAAAAAATTGTAGTTTATAACATGGCCAACGTTAATGTTTAAACCAATATCATTTTCAGCCTTATTACTCAATCTTTTAAAATTCTATAAGCTTCAGGATCATCTAATTCTGTATTAGCTGCAGGTGGTTCTTCTTCAACACTCTCAGGTAAAGTAGAATCGTGAACTTTGTTTGCCAAATCATTCTTTCCTGCCCATTGTAAGAATTGCATTAAAGGATGCGCAATAATATTATGAAAAGACCAGTTTTTAAATATTTTTTCATATTTTAAATTCATTTTAGTTCACTACGTCCTTTATTTCGTCATCAGTAAACATTACTAATAAATTATCACTTATGCCTGTATAGAAACCATTAGGCCATTTTACTGATGTGTATTTGTATGGTATAACGTATTTTGTTTCTTTGCCCTGTCTTATTCTAACAAGAAAACTTCTGTTAAACAAAAAAGTTCTTACTACGTTAACATTACTTATACATGTAACACTTTTATGTGTTTTGGTATCTTTAAATGACCAAAATTTTTCTGTGTCATTCGATGGCATCTGTGTATGGCTCTTCTATGAGTTCGCCCTTTTTAATAACTCTATCTAGATAATCTTCTAGCTCAACAAAAGAAGTACAAACTTTAATACCACTTCTTGCTAACATTAGATTAAACTTAGCGCCTTTAGGCAAGCCTGCACAAAAATAAATAATAGGCTTATCAAATGCGTATGCGTAACCAGTTTCCCAAATAGTCCCGATATCCTTGTCTCGTGTATTAACAAGCAAAAAATCTGCTGTTTGAATATGATGTAAATTCCCCTCGAAAGTAGCATCTTGAACCTCTTTAGAGGCACTAGGTGGGCAAACAAAAATCCTTCTTGGCGACGCTAAATCAAAATAATCATTCCTTTCATCAAAAATGTCTTCTAAGTTAGTAAGTTCTTCTGCTTGGACTGGGTTGAACCAACCACTTGCAAGATAAATCTTTTTCATTATAATATTCCTTCTATAACTGTTTTAAAACTAAAATTCTACTTTAAATTTGATCTTTTACTGAGTTGATAAATTCAACGTCTTCATTCCACATTCTTGTAAAAATCTTTTCCTCACCAGATTTATTCCCATTAATCTCTTCACGACGGCAAGGATAAATTGAATCGTTTTCATTAAATTCAAACAAATCATTTTTAGGTTCTGGGTGATAAAGATTTGTTCCTTTGGACGTAAATGTACCATCAGGTTGTTCAACTCTAAAAGTTCTCACATAATGCATATCAGGCTTGTTAAAGTCTAAACAGGAAGCAACCTCGGGAATTCTTTCAACAACTAATCTCGCAATACGTGTAGCCATAATATTATCCACTTCAGGCTGGATTTGCATATCTTGACGCTGTTTAATAAATCCAATCAAATCTTTAAGATTAAACCTAGCAATATAAAATGTTTCAAGAGACTTAGGCAGAATAACTCTAGCGTCCATTAAAGAAACTACACGTGAATCAACCATATCAGCGTATAGTTGTTTTGCTGCTGCAGCTACTTCAATAAAACGATGGTGGAAGTCTGAATTTTCAACAGATTCAGGAACTAAAATGTTGTCATTTCGAAGGTCTCTGTCACCAGTGCATTGTGCAGCAAATGATCCAGCTCTATGACGAATAAGATGCGTAACAGTCTGTGTATCAATACCACTTATCTTAAATGTAAAACCTAAACACTCCATAGGTGTAGGTAATGCTCTAAAGTTTAAAACATCTTGCAAATTACTTGAAGCTTCTTTGAAAGAAGCATTCTCAAATCTAGTTTCGCTAGGTGAATCTGCCCAAGTTGCCTTAGTCATATTCCAAGCAATTTTTTGTGCTTGTTCTTGTGTAGGCGCATCTACAACTTCAATGTTGAGTGACTCTAAGTTATTAATGTAATTAGTTACAGGATCTTGTCCAAATTTAAGATCCATAGGCAACAATACAGGTTCTAAGTTATTATTAATTGGCAAATTTTTTCTCCTTGTTACTTACCATTTATTATAAAATATATTGTGTATATTTACACACAATATAAATCTAGTAATTTTTACTAATTCTATCTCTTATTATCTCATCTTTTTTGTTAAACGCACAATAAAATTCATCAACATCAACTCCCATCAAGATGATTAATGAAAAGAAATAATTAAATGCATCAACTATCTCTTCTAGAAACTCTTCCCTATTAATCTCAGGAAGATCTGTGTCTCTATGCGGCTTCCAGTTTTTAAGATGACCAAGTGCTTCAAACATCTCCTCAACACCTTTAAGTGCTGTTTCTCTTAATATAACTTGACTAGCTTTATCGGAAATGTCAACAGGCCAATTATTATATGCTGAAGGGTATTTTAGTTTTATAAGATTCATAAAAGATTCACGTTTAGTGAATATACTTTCAAGCTTATCAGTCTTGTTTTTCATTCTCAATATTGTCTTCTGTCGCTGGTATGTTATTCATCATTTTATTAATCGAAGAATTAAATATCTCTTCATATTCCTCATCAATAACAAGAAAGTCATCTTCGATAGGACTGAATCTTACCATTCTTAAGTGATCTACAATATCTGTACCTGATAAAATAGCCATTTGAATTATTTTAGCAATATGTGCAATTGAATTATCGTGTAATTTCATTTTTTTCCTTTAAAAAATAAGCGGTTTATTTTGTAATTTTCCATTGATTATATCGTTGTCGTGTTCCATAATTTTAACAATTTTAACACCTTCAACTTTTTTTAGTGATTTTGCAACTTCAAGAAATATGTTTCCTTTAGTTTCAACAAATTTCGGTATATAAGAGACATTTAGCTCAATTATTCTATGCTTGTCTGTAGATATTACCTCTGAAAGTGGCCTTGTTTGTCTGACAGTTACTACACCGTTTAATGCTCTCATATCAGTCATTATATCAAGCACAGTTGGATTTTCTCTTTCTTCTATAGTAATTCTACATCTTACTAACATATTGACTAAATCTTTATGCCGTTCTCGTAATATATTCTTTTTCATTGATTAACTCCTGTTAGATGTAATAATTATCTGGTAATACAACTAGTTTTTAGAACGATATGCAGAAACAGTCACGGGCCAAACTTCTTCTATTATATTTAACATTGAATTAGCTAGCTGCTGTATTTCCCATTGTGCACCTTCATGCGTTCTTAACTCAATAAACTTTAATATGTTATTTAGATTAGCTGTAGCATAGTACTCTGTGTATAGATTCTGGGGGAGAATCATTCTTGCTTGCTCTCTTGCAACACCTTTTTTAATCATATCTTCAAAGAGCAATAGTGAGTTGTCAATATGATGTGATACTGCTTCATTGCACAGTCTACTTTCTAATTCAATATTATATACATCCATTTGTGGGTTAATAAAATCATTAGAATTAGAAGCTTGTCTATTTGAATTATGTTGTGTTCTGTAACTTGAAGGGATATAAAACTGCAGATCTGCATCTGTGTATCGTCTACTTACTTCATTATAAGACCAAGTTCTATGTCTATGATGTTGTGATCTAACAAACAAAGGCACCTTAATTCTAAAAGTTGCAACATTGTGTTCTAAAGTTGAAGTATGTTTATGTTTAATAAGATAATTTATTAGTTTCTTATCTTTTTCATCTAACAAGTCTTTTTGTACGCCAAAAGACACTCTTGCTGAGTTTACAACAGTTATATCTGCTCCCATACTTTGAACTAGTTCTACTTTTCCTATATTATCGTTATAAAGATAATGTGTATTTGCCATATGAATCCTTTCTTTGTTATAAAGATTATATGACAAAAAAAATAATTTTACACTTAATTTTACATTATTGAGTACATTGTCGTAATAGGGAAATATTGATTCCCGTCTTCGTCTTCATGTAAATCTTGAGACCAATTAGTACCATAATGATACTTAGACATAAACTTCCAAGTTCTTTCTCCAGTATATGAAGGTATTAAAAACTTATACCTTATTAGATACCCGCCATCATTATACGCGTCGCCTGTAAATCTGTACTCAAATGCAACATCAGAACCAGAATCTTCATATACAAGTGCACCATAAATTCCTACGTGTGCTGAAGCTCTACTGTGAATTGTAAATTGTATATCATATACTACCCAGGTTGAATTTTTTTCTGGTTCATAGCTGATTTCCGAACCTGTGACAGCTGTGTATGTAAGTGTTGGAACTTGCTTTGTAACACTTGTAACCAATGAATTCTGTACTTTTGTTATGCTATCTGTTTGTATTATGTTTGTCATAGTATCACTTAATTAATTGAATATATTACTAGAAAAGGTTTTATAAGATAAGAAGCGTCTAATGTATTACTTAAATCGAATATTCCGTTCGAAGAGTGTGCTGTCAATCCGCCAGAAACTACTTTCCATTGTAATTTTAGCTGTTTATTTCCCGTCCACGAATCAATTACAAACTTAAAAGTATTATTACATCTAGGATTACTAGAAGTTGTTGAAAATCCCCAAGAAACATAATGAGAGCTACTTACGTCTTCCCAAGCTGATGTTCCTGTGTTATATTGAACTAGCTTCGCTTGACCTACGCCACTTGATCCAGAATATACAAAATTTGCTGTGTATTCATAAACTACTTTAACAGCAGCACTATCACAGTTATAAGTAATATCAGAACTATCTAAGTCTTGATAACTAGAAGTACCACTTTGCGTTGATATTGAAGAAGCTTTTTGAGCTTGTACATTTGAAACATTAGATTTGTTTTTAATGAGATAAGACATTCTAGTGAACCTTTAAATAGTTGTGCATTCTACGCTTGGATTATAATATTTATCTTGTGACCAGTTTGAATGCAAATAACCTTCCAAACTAGTTGTAGAGTCTTTACACTCCAACCTTAACTGTTTACTCCCTACCCATTTTTGCTGTGCATATTTGTAGTTTATTAATCCTGTGCCATTCTTTAATGATTTTAGCGTCACGTAAGAACCATCAATTACATCCCAAGAAGAAGTTCCTGCATTATACTCAGTTAATCTAAATATTAATTTTGATGTGCTATCTTTATAAGACCAAACTGTATTATATTCGTAAACAACATTTACCCCAAAGTTGTTAGGAGTGTAAGTGATTTCTGATCCAATAACTGTATCAAAACTAGTTGATAAGTCTTGTTTGTCAGAAGTTGATGTTATAGTTAAACTTTTATCAAGATATATTGAATCTAGTATATAACTCATTGATACTCCTTGCAAACGTATATACTTATATATCTACAATATATTATATCTACAAATTATAATAAAGTTTTTCTGCCCAAGGTATAACATCCCATTTCTTTGCTGAAATGTTGTGATGTCCTTACAAACTTTATTTAGTTCAACTTAAGTTATTGAGTACATTGTCGTAATAGGGAAATATTGATTCCCGTCTTCATCTTCATGTAAATCTTGAGACCAATTAACGCCGTAATGATACTGCGTTTTAAGTTTCCAAGTTCTAGATCCTGTATATGAAGGTATTAAAAACTTATATCTAATAAGATAACCACCATCATTATAGCCGTCGGCTGTAAATCTGTACTCAAATGCATGTTCTGTACCTGAGTCTTCATAAGTTAATACAGAATAGATAGCTACATGTTGAGAAGTTCGACTGTGACATGTAAATTGAACATCGTATACTACCCAAGACGAATTATCTTCTGGCGTATAAGTTATTTCAGAACCTGTAAGCGTTTCATATGTTAAACTCGGTACTTGTTTGGTAACGCTAGAAACAGTTGAATTTTTAACTTTTGATATGTTGCCTTCTTGAATATGAATCTTGTATGACATTATAACTCCTTATTTTATAGAATGCGCTACAAGAAAAGGTTTAATATTATATGAAGTATCTAAAGCATCATTACTAAAGTTTAATATTTGTTCAGACCAATGAGCTATAAAACCTCCAGAAATAACTTTCCATTGCATTTTTAATTGCTTGCTACCTGACCATCCATCCATAACATATTTAAATGTATAATTATTTCTAGGATAACTATTATTTACGCTAAATCCATATGTTATATAATGCGAGTCAGAAACAATTTCCCAAGCTGACGTTGATGTGTTATACTGCATTAACTTTGCTAATAGAACACCTGAACTACCACTTCTTACAAAATTTGCTGTATATTCATATATTACTTTAGACGCTGAACCATCACAGTTATATGTTATATCAGATGTGTCTAAGTCTTGATATGAAGAACTTCCAGTTTGTGTGCTTATTGAAGAAGCTTTTTGTGCTTGTACATTATAAATATTTGAATTATTATTAATTACGTAAGTCATTATGCTCCTCTAACTATATCGTAACACATTCGACAATCGGATCAAACAAGAATGTCTGAGTATGATCTGTATGTAGATATCCTTCCAGACTCGTTGTTGAATCTTTACATTCTACTCTTAATTGCTTGCTACCTGTCCATTTTTGCAAAATATACTTATAATTGATTTGTGAAGTTCCACTTTTAGTAGACTTAACTGTTACATAAGATCCTGATATTTCATCCCAAGTTGAAGTGCCGGTATTATATTCTACTAGTCTAAATATTATTTTTGAAGAAGTATCTTTATAAGACCATATTGTATTATATTCGTACATAACTTCTGTGCCATGTTTTTCATCAGGAGTATAAGCAATTGTTGAACCATCAACTACATCAAAAGATGTTGTTAGGTCTTGCTTTACAGTACTAGTAGTAGTTATAATTTCTTTTTTTAAATAAGCAGAACTTAATATATAACTCAAAACTTTTCTCCTGATAATATCTATATATATGTTATCTATAGGAAGTAGTAAAGTTTTTCTGCCCAAGGTATAACATCCCATTTTTTTGCTGAAATGTTGTGGTGACCTACTATACTATATTCTGCTGCATCTTTTACAGACATAACATCTAAGCTTTCGCAAACAGGCTTGTCTTCTAAATTAGTTGCTTCTCTTAAAGATTGCAAAAATTGTCGACAAACGTCAGCAAACTCATCGCCAATCATTACAAGTTTACGACCTCTAACTCTAGAGTCAGGTATTTTGCATACTTGAAGTTCAGCATCTGGGTACCAACCTTTAGTTTTTTCCCAATACTTGTCATCTGGATGCATACAAATATCAATTCCAATAGAATATTTATTAAACTTTCCAGCATGATACGCAGCTAGTCCTGTATCTAAACACTGTAAGATTTCATACTCACCTGTCTTATGATTTCGCCCAATTAAGAAGTGAGACGAAACGTGTCTGCCTCTAGCAAGATTAAATACGTTATAGCAGTGTCTAGTGTTTAATCCTCCCCAGTGAACGCATATTGTTGATGGGTCTGATTTTCTTTTATACCAGTTTTTTGTTCCATCATCAAGCTCATATAGAGGTGCTGACCAATCAATCTCCAAAGGAGAATCAATAGGAACTACTTTTCCCATATGCATCATAATAGGCATGCCGTAGTATTGTCTAACTGCCCTATGTGTGTTAGGACCATATACACCATCCGCTTTAACGCCTACTTCTTGCTGTAATAATGTTACATACTCTTTGTTTTTATTTAGTGTTGAAAACTGTTCCATTAAGTTAATCCTCTCTTGATAATGTACATATTAATCTAACTCAATATTTAGTGTAACAGTTGCCTTCAAAGAAGGAACTCTTAAGTGTTGCGCAATATTATGCTCTTTAGCATCTTCAGCGTCAAGATACCAATCAGCATGACCCTTGTCATGTATTAAGTTTATAAAGTAATCATCAGATTTTCCGCAGTTTCTTGCCATCATCGTATAAACTTTCTTATTAAGCCTTTCAGCTTCGCGTGCATCTGATTTAAGCTCTTCAACTTTGCCAAAAGCCATTGACGAAACGTCATGAATCATCATTGTTGCATCTCTATCCATAAATCTTAGGCCGTCTTCTCCAAACGAAGCCAATAACGCGCCGCAGGACATCGCCTTTCCTTTAACTATAGTTGCTACAGGAATCTTTGAAGACTTAATCGAAGATATCATTGACAAAAGTGAATAAGCTTGACCTCCAAAAGAATCAATAACTACTGGGACTATTTTTTGTCCTGTGTTTTGTGCTGCACTCATTAACGTACTAAACTCATTTGCTGTCTCTTCATTAAACTCATTTACAGTAATAATGACAGGGTCATGATGCAACTCTAGTTCTTTTATTAGCGGAGACACGTCTGTTATAAAGTTAACCATTAAATACTTCCTTATTTTTTTATTATTATAACTTATAGTTATAAACTTTACAGGATTTTAAAACCCTGATTTCTAGTTTTAATATGTCAAGAACATTTTGAATATCCACAAGAACTGCATATTACACAGCCGTCTTGATATACTAAAGCTTCTACGCCACAATCATCACATTGCTTATCAGTAGGAACTTCTCCGTCTTTGATATAGTTCTTAAGAATTCTAGCAATAGACTTGCTAAAGCTAAACATGTCGCTATTTTTATCTTTTTGTAACTGCTCAACCATAAACTTGACTTTTGATCCGTGTCTTAAACTAAGTGATATCATTCTTGCAAAAGCTAAGTTGTTTGGATTGTTAAACGCCTTAACTACATCTTTAATGATTGTAGGATCATCTTGATCTCCAAAACAAAGATCATATTTACTTATTTTTGTTTTAAATGTCCTCTTAACTAATGTTGCTTTACTAATCTTCTTAGGGATTTCAACAAAAGAAGCTTTACCACCAAAAACTTCATATGGCTTGTTCTCTAATAACCCAATCAATATTACCCATTTTTCTCCTCTAACTTTTGTATGGTGTATATCACAAATCAAAGTTTCAGGTCTTTTTGGAGCTTGCGTTTGAGGAAACGTCTCTTTATCTTCGCTACTTGTAACTAATACACCAGATCTAGAACCATCAACGTAAACTGTTACCCCTTTAAGTCCTTTTTTCCAAGACTCAAGATATATTTTACTTACTGTTTCTGACGTTGTATCTGAAGGTAGATTGATAGTTGAGCTTATTGCGTGATCAATGTGTTGTTGGATTTTTGATTGTATCTCAACTCTTTTTTCCCAATTTATCTGATCACTTTCTGTAAAGAATGCAGGAAGATCTTTTCCTGGGTTTAACTGTCTCCACTCTTTAGCATTATGATGAAAGACTTCAAATTCATGCCACTTATCGCCTAAATCATCAACAAAATCGACTTTTTCACTAGAATCGTCACCAAACTTTCTTCTTCGTATGTAAGAGTTTCTAAAAACAGGCTCTAAGCCTGAACTAGTCTGTGATAGTATTGATACACTGCCTGTTGGCGCATTAGTTAATATTGAAATGTTTCTTCTTCCATACACAGACATTTCTTTTAACATCTCATCTGGAAGTTGACTTAAATAAGGATGATCTATTTCTTTTTCAAAGTTATAGACTGGAAATGATCCTCTTTCTTTTGAAAGTAAAACACTCTCGCCATATGCTGATTCTTTTAAAATCCTATAAATATTTGCTGTTACTTCTATTGCATTTTCATCATCATATGGTAAGTTTAATCTAGACAAGACATCAGCTAATCCATGTGTTCCTAACCCAGTTCTTCTACCATTCTTACAAGCAACTAAAAGTTTTTCCCACATTTCTTTCTCATCGTCAGTATCTGATACATTGAGAATGCTCTCTAACTTTTCTATTTCTAACTCTACCAAGTCGTCAGATAATCTCATTGCTACACGAGAAACTTCTTTAAGTTTCTCAAAGTCAAATATTGCATTTTCTGTAAATGGGTTTTCTACCATATGCTTAAGATTTATAGATATTAATCTACAGCTATCATATGAAGACAAAGGTATCTCTGCACATGGATTTGTACATACAGTTTTAAATCCTACATCTTTGTAACACTCAGCAGGCAACATTTTTGTTATATTGTCCCACATAAGTAAACCAGGCTCTGCAGTTGTTGTTGCTGAGTTAACTATTAAATCCCATAAGTCTTTAGCTTTAATAACTTTTTCATATTCAGGGCTTTCTGAACCGATTGGGAAATGCAGTCTAAAGTCTTTATCATTATCAACAGCTTCCATAAACTCATCTGTTATTTTAACAGATACATTTGCGCCAGTCACTTTTGTTAAATCGTTTTTCATAACGACAAACTTTTCAATATCAGGATGTCTAATATCCATAGATATCATAAGTGCACCACGACGTCCGTTTTGACCAATCATTCTGCACACATTACTAAAATAATCAGCAAAACTCCAAGCACCAGAAGTTGTTATTGCTGAATTGTTCACATATGCACCTTCAGGCCGTAATTCACTTATGTCTAGCCCTGCGCCACATCTTCGTTTAAATAGATTTGCAAGATCTTTGCCGCTATTCATTATAGATGATACTGTGTCTTTTGGCGATTCTACAACAACACAGTTTGATAATGAAATATTCATATAATCATTACCAATTCCCGACATTGGTGAACCTTGCGGGACGATATATTTAAAGTTTTTTAAGTAATCATAAATCTCTTTTTTAGACATTGCATTTGTCTTGAACTTGTCCTCTATTCTTGCAAATTCTGTTGCAAGCCTTACATGCATATCATCAGGCGTCTCCTCTAAAAAACAGCCACGTTTATCTTTTAACGCATACTTTGACATCCATACGTTTACAGCTAATTCATCATTATCAAAATATTCTATTGTTTTCTGTTTAACTGTATTTTTTTCTATAACTTTCATGTTCCTCCTTATTACTGTCAATCTGAACTTCCTACTTTTCCGGTGCTTCTCTTAGAAAATTTGGATAGGGTTAAGTATTCTTTTTCTCCAATTTCAGAATACTCATTATCACATTTAACAACTATAATTTGCACAGGAAGTTTCTGACCTTTTTTAATAATATACTCTTCATTACTAATGTTTACAAGATTAACAAATATTTCTCCTGTATATCCTTCATCAACTACTCCTGCTCTATACTTTAGCGGTGTCTTTGTAATAGATCCTCTCTCTTTTATTAGAGAAACGTATCCTTTTGGCGTAAAAACATGTAGACCAGTGCTTATCATTACACCTTTAGGATCAGAAGATGAAGGCATCACCGAAATGTTTTCTCCTGCGTTGTAAAGGTCTAATCCCGCACTTTCGCCGCCGTAAGCAGGAACATAATCTTCAACATCGTTGTCATCTAACACTTCATCTAATTTTTCATTACAGTAAATCTTAATCATCTTTTTTATTAACTTCTTTCCACTTTTCTCTAAGCTTTTCTTTCATTGAATTGTTATCTTGCGTTACTACTTCATTGAGTGACATTTCAGTGTCATCTAATATTTCAAACTTTGATTTTGCTGTATCTATGTTTATAGGAAATAATAATCCATCACGACCAGCTCGATTCTTTGCTACAAAAATTCTCCCACTTCCTGTTGACTTTTCCATGGGCTTTCTACTTATTGACAACACTACATCAGCAACTTGTGCTTTAGCATATGATTCGCCTAAATTCTCAAGTCCAACAACGTCAGCTTTCGAAGAATCCTTGTTGGCCTGTGATGCTGTCCAAATTGGTATTTGTAGTTCAACAGCAAGATTTCTTAATTCTGTATATATTAACTTTAACTCGTGTCTTAAAGAATCATACGCTTTAGAAGATTTCATTACATCAGCGTAATCAACTGTTACAAGGCTTGGTTTAAAACCTTTTAACGTTAGCTTTTCAATATGATTTCTTAAAGTCATAACAGAGGCTGACCCTGTCGGGTATTCTTTAATAATAAGCTTTCCAAGCTCCATTTTGCTATATTTGTCGACAACCTCTGAT